CAAGCAAAGAATTAATGGGCCTTTATGTAAAGCTAGGTAATAAACTAGTTTTCACAAATAAAGATATAATTGCAGCATTAAACATGCTCTTTTCCGTAAATAAAGACATTGAAAACTATTACATTGAAAAATTTGTAAAAAATGATACTCACAAATATATTGATGAAATCAGACATTTAAATTACGAGCTTAATTTACAAAATCCTAACGTAAATCTCAACTGCATGGCAATCTAAAAAAATCCAAAAATATAAAAAGGAGGTTTATAGAAAAATGAAGTACGTTTATATAATCCAAAAGATTGAACCTCTTACAACTCATAAGAATTTTAAAGCAGATGCAAAAAATCCAAAGAAATATAAAATACTTGACTATGAGTTCCTGCTTAGAAAATACGGATATTTTAACAACGAGCCTGTATATTACTTTAGATTCGATAAGTTTAAGGGATTTGTTTCAAATGTAGAGCTGCCTTATAAACCAATTGCGATTCCTAAACCATTTGATGAATTAAGTCCAGAGGAGACTATAGCGTTTCTAGTATTGTATTTATCTGCAAAAGGAAAAGTGGGTACTTCAAGTTCAAATAATGAGCCTGAGCCACATGAGTAAAAAATATGCAGATAAGTTACTTAGCCTTCTATTTTGGCTTATTGTAATTCTGACAGTGATTAATCTTTGTATTGTAGTATCCGAGGGATTGTAATGGGGCGGGTATATAAACTACCCGCCCCTTTCTTTTCAATCATTTTTTACTTTTAATTGGAGGTGGGTTAAAAATGCTTGACGTAAATCTATATGCTCAAAAATATATAGCTTACGTAAAGTCCTATTATAAACAACCAAATGTTAAAGAACTTGAAATTCCCGAAGCATATGCTGATGCAATAGTTTTGAGAAAAAATTCCAGAGAACCAATTTTCACTCCTTACTTTAGAATCGAAGGGTTTATAAAAGTTGGCAGGAATAAAATTGTTGATACAGGACGTGGACAATTAGATTTATCAGATTTTCACTTTACGTGGAAAATCGAGGAAAGGTATAACGAATACTTTAAAGCGAATTTAAAAGTTGATATTGTTCATAATAATGTAAAAATATATGCTCCATCTAGAAATTGCATTGCAATCGATGTAAATACTGATTGTATTGCATTTGTTGACGATGTGTTTCAAATTGGAGTACTCTACTTTTTCAAAAATGAGAAAGAGTTAAATAAGTTTTTTGCAAAACTTATCAAGTACATGAAGTTACATAAAATTGGCTATTTATTTATCGGTGATATTCTAAAATCCGAAAATCATAAAAAGGAAAAAGATAAAACAATTTCCCATCTCAAAAAATTATATAAACCTCTACTTGATATGTGTCAAAAAAGCAAAATTTTGATAAGATATATTGATGAAAGCGACTCAAATATCATTGATAAACATAATGGTAAAAGTATCAAAAGAATTTCAAAACGACTAACTATACGCGAAGATAACTCAATCTTATTTGCAGACATTGTTGCTGCAAAGAATCATATGTACAAAGGTTACAATCAATATCTAAAACAAGAACTCAAAATTTCTTTTCCAGATACAGCAATAATCCTCAATGATTTTAAGAAAGTAGCAAACACTGAATACGAGTTTAAGTATGTAAAGAACTGGGAGGAAACGATATGGAAAAGGTTATAAAGACTATTGGAAAGTTGATATATGCTGCATTATGTATTAGTATTGCAATATTTTTAAGCATCAAATTTATGCATTTCTTTTTAGTGATGTTGATTATTGGAATAATGATACTTGCGATACGTGGTAAAGTTGAAGAAATACAAGTTGACGAAATTCATAAGTATCTGCAGAAAATCAATGATGATTTGCCAGTTAAGAAAATTGAGGAAATTATTGCTGTACCAGTATTCACAATGCAAAATTCTTTAATTGAATTTCAGATAATTATTCCAAGTATTTCAAAAACAATTGTACTTAAAGATGTATCTGCATTGATTGCTTCAATTGCTTTACTTTTAGGATTATTTCCAGCACTCTTGGCAATTCATGGAATTTCAGTTTTTATGCGATAAAAAATAAGGAGGTGTAATAGAAACAATGGGAGTTATGCAAAGAATAACCCGGATACTCTTTGCAATATTTCTACTCTACGCATTTTATCTAGATTTAAAGTACTTTATCTATTTTCACGTGCTTTCAATAGTTATTGCATTAATTGCTTTAGCAATTTTAGAGTTTGTGGAAAACAAAAGAGTACCATTTTCTCTTGATGTCTTACTTATGCAATTAGATGTTGAAAACGATGTTTTAACCTACATTCCAGTACTCTTTTTTGTAACAGGACTTTTACCTATGCTTATGCTCGTTTCAGCAATAGGATTAGTTGTATCTGCATTTTCAAAATCTGAATAAAAATAAAGGAGGTATTTGTAGCGCTATGATTGCAACAAAGTTTATAAATGTAAAAGAACTTGAAAGTATTGTAAACGAAATTGAAAACGAAAATGTAGCGCTCTTTATTTGTAAACATGAAGATTTTATCCCAAAAATTTCCTATCAAAGCAATGGTATTGATTTAAGAGCAACAACTGATACTGTACTAAAACCTGGAGCTTGGGAGCTTGTACCAAATGGAGTTAAAATAGTTTCTAGATTTGACTGGTTTGTAGTTCCACGTTCAGGACTTGCATTAAAACATGGAATTACTGTATTGAATGCTCCAGGTTTTGTAGACTGGGACTACAGAAACGAACTTGGTACAATTCTAATAAATCATAGTAAAAATGAGTTTAAGGTAGAAAAAGGAATGAGAATTTCTCAACTTGTATGCAGACAATATGTTGAGCAAATTTACCTTCTTGTTGATGAAGATATCTTTGAAAAAGTAGGTGTAGAACTCTTTACAACCAATCGAAACTTAGGAGGTTTCGGAAGTTCAGGTTTAAAGTAGTAGAAAAATGAATTTGCAAGTTTTCTATGTATGCGATGAAAATCAGACAATTATTGATTTTGGTAATTTGTACATCAGGATTTATCCCGATTTATATAAAAGATGTATAGTTGAAATTCACGCTCGGCAAATAAACTACACAATGCAAGTTGATATGCAATATCCGATGTTCATAAATAAAGTTGAAGCATTTATAAAGTACATTGTAGATCACCTAAAACAAAACGAAGTAATAAATATTGCGAATCTTATTAAAAATGGATTTTGGAGTTTAAAAGATTGCTAAAAACAAAAAAATCTAAAGAAAAATAAAGAAGGAGGTATTGTAAGATGAAGGTACTAGAAGTACTCAGCAGATTCTCATTTGTTGCATTCCAAAACAAAATTCGCGCAAACCAACCAGTAACCATTGTTAAAAACTTCACAAAACCTGTAGAGAAAATGAGCTACGATGAATTCTTTACATTTGTACTTTACGAAACAGGAAGTGTAAGACTTCCAGCATTCTACTACGTACTTGCAGATGCATATGCAAAACGTAATACCCTTGTAAACGAACTTTCAAAAGCATTCCGTGAAATGATTAAAAATAGCAGAAAAAGACTTTCAAAACAAACTTTCCTCAAATTGAAAAAGAAAATTGTAGAAACTCTATCTCTCGATTCTCAAAAAATCCGTATCAAAATTGAACCGTTTAAGAAGCATAGTATAACTTATCCACTTCTCAAATTAAGAACTCCAAGCCATGTTGTTGCAGCTTACTATGATAACATTCCATTTCTAATTGCAAAAAGTGGAAGAATTGTAAGATCCTATATCGATAATTCATGCCCAGTAAGAATCTTTTACGATCGCGCAGTTCTTCATTATCCATACAAGTTTATTCAATATAAAGGAAAATGGTATGCTTTACATTTAATTCCTCGTAGACATAATATTCGCGTTGCGATAAAAGATGTTGTATCTGATAAAATATATGCTCAAGAAAGATTATCATACAATGTATTCTACAAAACCAATTTCCATAAAACACTTGAAAATGCAAAAGCATTTGTAGAAAAAGTTTATTTGGAAAGAGGATAAAAGAGTTTTAGGGATTCCCGGGTAAGGTAAAGCCCGGGAATCCTTTTTTGTCTCGTAAATTTTGCAGGAGGTGAAAGATGTATGCTGAATTTGACGGACGTTATCTCACTCTTAAAAATACTTATTACTTGGACTACTCTAAAATTGCATCAAAACTTGAAAAAGTAGTTAATCTAAGAAAATGCAATTTAAAAATTGAAGAAAATCTCAGAGAGTGGAAATTTCCTAATTACTTTTCCTATGAACTCCTGCTACATGTAGTTAAAGAGTACAAATTTCTTTTACAAATATCAAGTAAAAATACTTTGGAGTTAAAAGGTATACAATTCAGTTTATATGACGACAGAAGACTACTTTTTGAATACAATGGCAAAGAGCAATATATAAAACTTTTTGTCACAGAAAATTATAGGACTTTTCCATTTGAAATTTTACGTATTCTGGAGCATCAAAATCTGCATCCAGTACTTTTAATAAAAACTGTATCTGCTAAATTTGAAACTATTGAAAAATTTCTACAGGAGCTGTATTTAGATTTTTACGCATGCTATAGGTAAAGAAAAATAAAAAGGAGGTATTTATAGAAAATGCCATCAGAGCTATGTAACTATGGGACTGCAAAAAGATATATGTCAACTGTAGACTGGCTTGTAGAAGAAAGAGATGCTATACTTTCCAAAATCGATGGCGTATATGAATATTTAAATCGATTGTATGAAGATGTCAAGAAAATATACGAGCTTATTTTAGATGCAGCGCTTGATGAGTTTCACTACGTACTCAAAAATCTATATCTCAAATACAAGCTTGATTTTCTATATGTGGAATATTCTGATTTTCATAAAACTCTACTTGTTTACGATAATAAAGAGGAAAGACGAGTAGGTTGGTTTTATTTTGAATATAGATCATACAAAAGCATTCTTAGGTTAAATTTTGTTATACACTCGGATGTAGCTTATATTGACTTCATCAGATTTTATGCAAATTTAAATTCAATTGTTTTTCAAGCACAGATTTCTAGTGCAACTAAAGCTCTTATTGAAAAATTCAGCGAGTATCTTAATGACAATAAATATCTGATATTTATGAATGCAACTGTAAATATTTTGCCATATATTTTGTATGCTCACTTTAAGAAAAACTTTGAATACCCAGTTTTATTTGAAAAATGCTAAAAAAAATAAAGAAGGAGGTAGTTGAAAATGCATCACGAAATTAAAGCAATATTTTTTGAGCAGCCTGCATCTGTTGTTTATGAATTAGATGGCGCAGCAGATATGATGGATTTGTATTTAGATAGTAACACGAGGTATCGTTTTAAGTATGATTATGATAGTAGAACTCTAAGCAAGTGGTATATTGTAGGCTCTGCAGGAAATAAAAAGGAAATGCAAATAGAAAGGCTTAAGCATAAGATGAGCGACATGAAGTATCGTGTAGAAAAGAAATTTGTTGGCTGGGTGTATCTAGATGAAAACTTAAAGGGATATTTAGAGTTAGTTTTCGAATACAATACTGGATTGATGTTTTATGCTCTCGAATTTGAAAAAGACAAAGAGTTTACAGAAGAGGAAATCAAAAGGATTAGAAATTACGTGCAAGAAAATAATGGAATTATAACTTCTCTTTCTATGTACGAAATTCTTGAAACTCTACTTAAATACATAAAAGAAAAGGAAACGACAGTTGTAGATTTACCTAGTCTTACATCTTATCTTACAAGTAAAAATACAGAAAAGGAGATTGAAAATGAATAAGAACGAGTGGATTGAATCAGTAGTTACACTAATTCTAATATTTGCAACGCTTTATGTTGGACTTGCTCTTTAGATGGCCGGGTAATCCCGGCTATTTTCTCTTGTAATATGTCTTTACATATCCTTAGAAAATAGAGGAGGTATTTTTAAATATGCTCAAAGTGTATCGTAAAGGTACTACAAAAGATGGTAAAATCAGAATTCTTGTAATTGATGGAGATAAACAAAAATATTTCACAGTGCAAAAGGAGGATTTAGAAAACATCAAGAAACTAGAAAACCTAAATCAAGTAATCGAGTATCTTAAATCCAAAGGCTATAGGATTAGAGGAATTAAAACTGCAGCAAAAGAAGAAAAACAAAAGAAGTCTAATATTGCATCTATAGAAAAAATATCTAGTAATAGTAAAAAAGTAATTGGGCAAATTCTTGCAGGTGAAATTGGAATTTTAGTACACAGTGAAGATAATGCATGTAAACTTCTAAAGCTTCTAAATACCTACAAAGTACGATTACGTAAAAAACCAAAAGAAATAAATGAACTTCTACCATTTAAAGAAGAAACCATCTGGTACATAGATTATCCGTATTTACTTATTGACTCTAAATCTACATTTGAAAAGGAATTTATTTTGAGTGCACATATTGTAAAATAGGAGGTGATTTGAAAAAGTGCTCAAGCAAGTAAAAATTCAGCATTTTAGAGGAGTTGACAATCTAGAAATCAATAATCTACAAAAAATCAACTTGATATACGGAAAAAGTACTTGCATAAAGACTTCAATTTTAGAAGCAATTTATCTACTGTGCAACTACATGTATCCCCATAGTATATTGGATATTGCTAGAGTGCGAGGCTTTCTAGAAATTAACGGAGATGTATTTGACTCAATGTTTTACAATCTGGATACGGAAAAATGCATAGAAATTGTCGGATACTTAGAAAATGGTGAAAGAAGAAAGCTTTGTATAAAAAAGGAGCCTAAATTGATAGGCTCCTACTGCTATATTTTGGAGTACATCATTTCCAAGAATTGTAATCGGAAAAATATGAAAGTATGCTGGGAAATAGAAGTAGAGCAACCAAATATTGTAAATGTAAGCTTAAGGGAAACTTCAGATTTCAAAAAACTAGAAAACCGAGAGTATAGAAATTCTATCTTCATTTCACCAAGAGTAAATATGCCTGAAATTATAAAAAGACTAAAAGAAATTCAAAAACATAAGCAAACAAAGAAAATCGTACAAGCTTTAAAGAAACTGGAAAATAGAATTGAAGATTTATATGTAATTGACAATATAATTTACTGCAATATAAAAGGGATAAAACGTTTGATTCCTGTAAATATACTGGGCAGTGAAACACTAAATGCACTATCCATATTTGTTGCACTTCATAGCATTCAAAATGGGTATGCTTTTATAGATGAACTTGAAAACCTAGTACAGCCGTCCACTTTTAAAACTCTATGGGAAGAAATACTAAGAGTATCAAATACAAATAACATACAGATTTTTGTAACAGGCAGTTTCTAAAAAAGGAGGTAATTTCAGAAAATGGCTTTCAAACTTGACAAAATTGAAAATCTCAAAACTCTCACATGTCTAGTATACGGAGCATTAAACGGAAAACTTAAAGCAAAAAATGTAATTGAGCATCTTTACACTTATCTACAAAAGAAAAGAGATACACTGAGTATTTCAACGATGCAAGCAAATGCATCGTGCATCTACATGCTTGCATTTCTCACCTACTGCAACATTATAAATGACATTAAAAGACTACCACTGTACAAATTTAGACGTAACGTAAACCTTATCTTTATTTCGCTGTATCCAGATAAAGAACGGATTCCAGTTTCGCTTTATCTACCTGAAAAGAAACTATTTCCAGTCATTCTATTTTTAGATAAACTGGTTTACGAAACGAGGAAATCTCTGTTTTCGTTACTTTTACATACAAAGCATGTGCGTAATTATGCTTTGAAAACGTATAAACATGTTGTAAATGATGAAAATGATTTGCATTTATTTGAAAAAGGTTTAAAAGGAGATTACAAGATTTTGGAAAGTTTAATATTGAGACTCTTTTCAGAAAAATTGAAAAATGTAAATGCATGTAATCTAAAGTACTTTGAAAAAATTGTAGATGGAGAGGGGTTGTAAATGAGTACGAAAAATATAGTCATTGACTTGGATAACACAATTTTACCATTTTCTTATTATGCGTATAAATTGTATCCAGATAAATTCCACTGGGATCCTGTAAGCTATAAATGGAATATTTCAAAAGATGAAATACTACAGGTACACAAAGTACAGTTGCAAAATCCAATCCCAAAATCAGTTTTAGAATTTCTCAAAACACTAGAAAAATATAAAGTGTACTTTGTATCGGCGCGTGACAAATCGATTTACAAGGATACGCTACAATATTTAAAAGACTACATTACATTTTTGGATTTTCAATTTGATTTGATTGATCCAATTAAACGCGTCGATTTTGCAAAAAAGCTAGATGCTTATTTAATTGATGACAATCCAATTACATTGCAATATGCTTTGAAAACTTATCCAAAGGTAATTGCTACAACATGGCGTTACAATAGATACTTACTTCCACACATTCCATTTAAAATCTTTGTAACGCCAGATTTTATGACATATGTACCAAACTTTCAAAATCTACCAAAATAAAAAAAGAAGGAGGTATAATGCTATGGACAACTTTCTAGAACTCATCGAAAAAATTCCTCAAATTAAATTGATTCCTATTGAAGATCCCGAACTTGCAAAAAAAGTTGTACTTGAAATTTCAAAGCAAGTGAATTTAGATGTTTTTCAAAAAATTGAAGATATACAATTTGTATCAGACTTAATTGTTGCTGCGCTTACGTTAAGTCCTTACATTCACATTCCAATTATAAAAATGGTTGGTAAGGATCCCGAGAAAATTACGCTTGAGGATATCCTACAAAAGTACAAAGAGTTAAGTACTCTGGATAAAGAGCTTTTTGTAGAAATGTGTCTCGAAGCAATTCTTATAAAGACTACACTGCTTAAAAAGATTGTAAATAGATTTCAACAATATATAAATCCGAATGTTGCTTTTGATGAATTTTTCGATGACGATGACTCTCAAGGTAAACATTTTCACTAAAATAAAAAGGAGGTAAAGTGTTATGCAGGAAAATATCGAAAAATTAATGGATCAGGCATATGAAGGGTTTATGATATTTACAGATTTAACTCAAAGTGGAAATATTGACTTACTTTTTGAAGTTGCCAAAGATGAAGAAAAATTCAGAAAAATAATGCTTTTTGCATGTACAATGTATCAAGAAGTTTTAAGACTACTCTACTTTATAGGAAAATGTATGGATATGCATGAATCCATGCAGGATCAAGTTGTTCTTACTCTTGCATCACATGTAATAGATAAAGCAATGCAAAATCTAGGTGAAGCAGAAAGATTTCATGTTTTGATGTATTTACTTACACTTGCGCAAATTGATCCAATTCCCGAACGCATGAAACGACTTCATGAAATTTCAAATTTCAGCTAAAAGGAGGAAATGCTTATGCAAAAGAAAGATGTATTTATAATACGCTATCCATGTCGCGTATTTAAAGATGCAAAAGAAGCCCAACCAATTTTAGACGATTTAAAAAGAATAATTGGAAACAGAGGAACCGTTCGTCTAGTAGAATCACCAATTGGTAAAATTATCGAAATTAATGCTACACTTGAAAAAGAGGAAGTTGAGAAAATCAGAAAAATAATTTGCAGCAAATAAAAAAAATAACTAGGAGGTATATTGTATTATGACAGGTGGAAATAATGCACAACTTGAAGCACTTAGAGCACAAGCAGAGAAATTCTTTGAAAAGTATGTACAACAATTTCTCTCAACATTTGATCCTCAGGAACGCGAAAAACTACTTAAGCAATGTATTCAAGATATTAAGTCAAGTCAAGAAATCCTAGATCAATTTGCAGCATTTGTAACTACGATTGCATTGGGTAAAGGTTTAGCATCGCAATATGCTTTATGCATGCTATCAATTATTGAGAAAATTGAAGATGATGGATATTTACCTAACTTATCGAAAAAACTTTTTGAGTATTTTAAAGATGATGAAAAACGTGCTATGGTTCTATTATCAAGTCTATTTCAAAGTGTAGAACTTGATCTAAAAGCTTTTATGTTGCAACAACAGCAACAACAAACTCAAATGCAAGCAAATTAGCGAGTCAAATTAGGGGCTTCCTAGTTTGGGAAGCCCCATTTTTTCCTCGTTCTTTTTTTTTTGCTTTTACACCAAGGATTTTACCTTTTCAGTAAATTCTTTATATGCATTTTCATACAGCTGTTTTATATTATCATCAACATCATATGCAATCCACTTAACATATTGTTTATTTATTTGAAGCGTTTTACAAATAAAAGATCCATATAGTGCAGCTGCAATTACTTTGAAGGATCCAGATGCACTCATTGTTGGGAATAATTGTAAAGCGTGAGTTAACTCTAGTGTAGTTTCAGTTTCCTGATGCAATCTACCAATGTAAATTTCAGGTTGAGAGTTGTCAAGTGCAATTACTACAAGTCTTTCCATCATACATACCTCCTAAATATTTTTTATGCTGCCTCAAAATCTTTTAATATTTCATCTGATAATTTTTCTGCTTCTTCAACCATATTTACTAAGGCGTTTGCAGTTTTAACAAGCGATGCATATTCCTCAATTTTCTCAGCTTTAGATTTAATATCCTCTAGTTTTTGAACTGTATTTCTAACTGTGGTTAAAACGGTACTGATATACAACGCATGGGAATTTTTTAGAAAACCTGGTAGAAATAGAAATTTTGCTTTAATAAAATTGAATGCAAAATATGCTGCGGTTTTAGCATATTGTCCAAAAATTGGTTCGAGAAGTGGTGTTAATACATCAAGCGCTGCTTTTTCAACCATACGCGATATTTGTTGATATTTCTTAAGGATGCGATTTATAACTTTTTTAAGCGGACGTATAATTTCTAACCAACCTTCAAGTAAAAAGTTTGCAACACGTAGAAAATGCTTTACGAATTTTCCTAGTATAGATAAAATGGCATCGGTAATTCCTTCGTCCAGTAGATCCAGAGAATCCTTTAGTCGTATTTTAGGTTCAAGCTTTTGTAATTCTTCTTGGATAATTAAAAAGGATTTCTTTAGGTGCTCTATTTCTTTTATAAGAATTCGTTTGTATTCTTTATCCAGTTGTGCAGACATATATTGAATGAAAGCATATAAGAATGCGAGTTTCTTTAACCCATGTTTTTTGATCGCGTTTGTTAGCTTTTGGTTTACCTTTTTTATATAGGTTTTTAATTTTTCATCCTCAACAAAATTGGATTCATCTAAAAAACGAATAGTAAATACTGTTAATAAAAATGATGCTATGAGATCTTCGAAAAACTGCTTTTCATCTGCATTCTTAAACTGTAAATATCCAATATCAAGTTTAAAATCGGTTTTTTCAAGTATATCAAGAAATTGTAATGTGTTTTTTAGTAATTTATCGACTTTGATATTCATATACTAACTCCTCGGATTTAAATGTACAAATCCTGAGTTTCCATCGCATATTACTTCAGCACTATATGCATGCATTCTTGTTTTTTTGGTTTTTCCTAAAATTGAAAAGCCTTGTCCAGTTTTTGCCATAGATTCAACTTTCTGTAAAAGTTGCTGATATTTTTGATCGTTCATTTCATAACGGAATTGATACCAGACATCATACTCATTATTAGGATATGGTAACTTTAGGTTATTGTATTTATCTCGAGGTACTGATCCCATTTGATAAACAAACGCATGGGTTTTTGCTTTGCCGTCCATAAAAATTGTACTTGAAGATTTGTGCGCATATACACTTAAATCTCGTTCCTCTTTAAAAGTTAAATGAATGTTTTTAGGAGTTGCAAGTGTAATAAATGTTTCTGGATTAAATTTTCCAATTGCCCATTTACCTTTATCAACCATTACAAGACAGTTTTGTCCTTTTGTACGAAGTTCAGCATATATTTTTGTATCATGCATTGTAAAGTAAATTTTATCACCAGTTCTAGCTTCAATAAATTTATTTTCCTTATGATCTTCAGCAGTGATAAAATGTGCTCTTCGCGGAGTTCTAAGCATTACATAATCACATGCAGCAAGTTCAATTTTCTTTTTGTTTTTCTCGGGAGGTAAGGTTTTTGATTTATCTGGAAATGCATTAATATATGATTCACTATACTTACGCTTAGACTCCTTTCTTAATTCAAGTAATGGCCAGTCATTTAAATGGATTGCTCCTAAATAAAAACCTCTATTTGGATCATTGTCTTCAAAGTAAACTAATACCCAAAAGTTTTTATAGGTTGGAAGATGTTGACCTTCCATATGAGTTACAGGATTTACCCAGATGCCATCTTTATTTGGCTTGATTTTAGGATTAATTGCCATTAGCTCTGGAATGTATACTTTAACACGTCCGTTGTTATAATGATCGAGTACATCGAGTACATATCCTCGATAAAACTTGTTAAAATGCGGTACATGTTGATTTGCAAGATTTGCACCCTTTGCATAAAAATCCTTATCCATATGAATCATGATTTATTACTCCGAGTAAATAATTTCTTCAAATGGATATCCAATTTGCATGCAGAATTCTTTTAAGTATTCAATATAGTTGATATTGTCAAGATAAATTTCTGCAAGATACCTACCATATTTTCCTTTTCGATCTTTGTAAGTTTTAACGTAAACCTCTTGATTTTCTAAAAGAGATTGTGCAAATTTTTTAAACTCCTTGCCGATTTCAGAGGCATGTTTTCCGTAAACTTCAGGTGTGTTTATTCCGATAATACGAACTCGCTCTTTAATCTTTACGTTAAATCCCAAATCAAATTCAATATCCATAGTATCGCCATCAACTACCTTTACAACCTTTCCTTTGTAAACATACAAGTATTCTTCGAAATTCATTTAGCTTCAGCTCCTTTAAAAAGGTTTGTTAGTTTATTTAGCATAGCGAGCTGTTTCAATTCTTGACCGATTTTCTTACCAAGTTCAATGATTTTATCTAGACGCGTATATGTAACGAAACGTTGCGCTTGAGTACGAATTTGTCCCCAGAATCTTGCAAATCCTGGTATACGATATAAAATATTTCTTACTGCTGGAATTTTTAGCATTAATGCAATAAGAGTACCCAGTAGTAGTCCAAGTTTTAACTTATGTAGAGCCCAGCCTATCAATTTTTTGAGAATTGAAAGTAGAATTGAAATTGGGTTAATATCGATAAATTCGCGAAGTGGATATAATGCTTCAGTGAGAGAGCGTTTTGGAAAAAGAGAAACTACTTTACGTTTTAATGTCAAGTAAACACGTTGAACTGCAGCAATAAATCTACCAATAATTGGAATTCTCTCTTTTATTGCATTTCCAAATGTAATAATAAGTTGATCGTATGCCTCAACAATTTCATCAATTATATTTTCATTAAAACTTCGAGTAATACGTAAAAGTGTAGATTGTTGCATTGCGATTTGTTCTTGACGTTTTGCAAGATTTACAAACTGTCTCGCAATCAAAAGCATTATACCATTTATAGGAGCATAGAGCATCATAAAAATGAAAAGCACAAATGGATTGTCTACAATTCGCTGAGTACAATAGTTGTAGAATGTAATAAGCCCTTTTACAATTAGACGTACAATGAGAGCAATTAACTTATTACTAATTGCCTTCTTTAAAATTCTATCAATAATAGATCTAACTGTTCCTGATCTTAGAATTGGTGTTTGTAATACTTTATAATTGCCAGTTGTTAATGCATCTTCCAAATGATGAATTCTGTTTGCAATTAAAATAGGAATAATGGTGAAGGATAATGATAATACTAGGATAATTAACCCAATTCCCGCAATGTAATCTTTATTTGTAAATGCTGTATCAATTACAATTCCTAGTCTCGTAATATAGAGAATTACACGTACTGCTGAAACTCGTCCCAGCGTAGTCTTCAAAGGGTTAATCAATAGATCTTTTACAAGTGAGTTAAAGTCTGGTATTTTAAACTCTGATAATCTATTTAACGATACAATTGCTTTAGAGTTTTTTCGAATCTTCCTATCCATAGATATACCCGTTTAATATACTCAATGTATGCTTTATTTAAAAGACGTTTTATAGTTCTAAAATCGGAATACAAATGGAAATAATCTCCCAAAACTAGCTTAATACAACGATATGCCAATCTTGAAGCATTAAGTTTATAGTTTCCATGTTTAAAGACCAGTAGAACTCTTAAAATTGTAACTCCCAAAATATTTGCAAGTGCTCTCCAAAAGTTTTTATTAGTCTGTAGATCAACTAGATATCCTGCATTCGCAAGCAGTTCATATAAAGATGTAATATTTTTAGAAGTGTAGCGTCTTAAGAAAATTGAAACGTCAACGCGTCCTTTAAATTTATCAAGTTTGAATTCAGTAATATCTACATCTAGCTTCAACTCGCTATTTCTAATGATCGTATCTGCAGTATATACGAGAGCTTGATTATAACCAAGCTTAAAGATTCTGTAGAAGTAGTAAAATATAGTTAATGCTAAAATTTGCTCGTAATGCTCTCTATCGCGATATTCATCACCTTGTAAACGTACTACCAATTTATATATTGCATTTGCAATTAAACCTGCTGCAAAATATAATGAGTCATACACTGTATCTGTCCAGTAGTTTTCCTTTCCGATACACCAGTAAAAAGGAGCAGTACTCCAAATGGATATTGCAAGATTACTAAATATTGATGAGGTAAATGTGGATTTTCCTTCAATAATTAACTTGAGTTTGTTTAAGTCTGAGGCATCTGTTGGAAAAACTTCATCAAATACTATAGCTAAATTATGTGCAAGATATGCATTAGGTATTAGAGTTAGTAGTTTTCCAACCTCAGGATCATCAACAAGCAAATAAATTAGGTTTACATTTTTAATATACTTTCTTTCGAGTAATTTTAATACAGTTTCGTATTCATCTTGATATTTGGAAACTGTTTCTAAATAATTTACAAATCCGTTGTAAAATTTCTCGCCTTCAAATGTTAATACTAACATTTTCCATCACCCACATATTCTAAAAAAGGTATTTTTAGAAAGAGTCTTGGCGATACTTCAGCCGGTTTAGTATCTCGCAATAATGGTTTATTATGCGCTTGTTTAAAATATGGATTTATACACATAAATGCATATTCCGAGCAAAATAATTTATCGGGATCTTCAAGATTTTTATTACGTGTAATAAATCCTAAAATTCCTAACCAGTCGTATTTTTTACCTAAATGTCTATCAAGTTCCTTAAAAATTGCTTTTTTATAATGGTAGTTTTTTACATTTAGTTTGAAGACAGAATACTTTGTATTTTTTGAATGCATTGCGCTAAATTTATCGCGATATACGTTGTTAAAGCCAGGTTTTGGATTTTTCTTTGGAAATGCTTCATAAACCACAATTTTTGAACCATCAAATAAATCATCGAAACTTTCAAGTTCTCTATCATCAATCACAAAGATATGAGTATATGGATAACCCCATTGATATAAACGAATCAGTTTTGAAACAAAAGAAATTCCAATCGATGCCCCTACATAAACATAATTTTCTTCAAGCATATTAAGTTACCTCGCACTATGCGTTAGAATCTGTAGTAGTACTATTTGAATCTATAGTACTAGAATTTGAATCCGTAGTTACGATATTGGAATTGGTTGTACTAGAGTTCGAGTCAGTGGTTGTAGAATTTGAGTCCGTAGTACTTGAATTGGAATCAGTAGTTGTAGAGTTTGAATCTGTAGTTGCATTAGAATCGTAAACTGTTTCCTCAGGTGTTCCTACATATACTTCCTTATACAGAATATTTGTTGGAACACCTAAATCACTATATGTAACGCCGCTACATAAATCTAAAAGGAAATATGTATTGACAATAACATCGCCATTTGAATCTAGTTTAGGTTCGTTTGCGTTACTATCAATTTCTACAAAGGTATACGGTTCATAGTTTTCCAAATATACTTTTGCAAAGGTATCTATGTTACATAGTTTAACTGGAATTTCAACTGGTAAGTTTACATACTTAAAGTATACTTGAGAGTCTTCATTTAGATTTACCAGATATTCATATCCACATTGAATATTTAAGTTTTCAAGATAAATTTTTGCATACGCTGCATTAATAAATGCAAATACATCAAGCGATGCTAAATTTTTGATATCCAGATTCATATTTTTAAGCGTGAGGCTACCTTCAGTACATGAAATTGTAGTGTTTAAAAATGAAATGTTAGGAATAGTTCCATCGCTCTTTAATTGCCCGATAAGTGATATATTTTTCTTTGAAACTACAATTGTTTGGTTTTCAAAAGCTATATCTGTTGCAAAATAGATTGTAATTGTGCTATAAGGTTTTGAGAGAACTTCGTTTATATCAAATGTCTCAGCATTATTACTATCAACTGTAATCTCATAGCTTCCAAAAATATTCTTAATATCGATAATTTGATATTGCAAATCCTCAATTTTTGAAAAGATTACATTTTCCGTATTTGTATGATTTAAATCAACAGTATCCAGTTTTGTATTTAGGTTGTCGATTGATGTTTGTAATTCGCTTTTTACATTTGCTAAATTAGTTAATAAATCTTGCTCAACTTTGTCGCTATAAGTTTTAGCATATTTATCTGCTAGGAAATAAGAAAGTTTTGCAATAGGACCGAAGGTATAAATAATCCCGTCGCGTAAGTAATATGCAATTGGATATTTTCCAACTTCATTTGGAGTATACGATCCATTTGAATCGAGATATAAAAATGTATTGGCGGGAAGGTTTAATAAGTTTGTATCGAAAGTTTGAAATGGACCAGTTAATTGTACAATATCTTTATCGACGTAATACCAGTTTACATTCTCGTAATTTAGAGCCTTTTGGTAATATCCTGTTAAAGGATCGTACTCCAGGGGCGTACCTAATTCATACTCGTCAGCAATAGGCAAATAGAGAATACAATTTTGTATTTTCGGAATATATGAACCTTCATTCCATTGAATTCCGTATTTATTACAAATATTAACCAAACGATTAAAATCGTCGGCAACTACAAAGTTATTGCTAGGAGCAACTTTGATTTTAACATCTGAAGTATTACTTATGAGGATTTTAAGCTCAAAGCGTTCCTCAAAATACATACTAGAGGAAGGCGGAATGTATGTAGGCTCATCGTCATAAGCAACTGCAAACAAAACTTCTTCGCCATTTTCATCTCTTACAAAAATACCAAATTCACGTAAATAAAACCCCTCAGTTACATTTGTATTATCAAATACTAATTCGCAGTGTATAACATTGTCTTCAATGTAAGGATAGGTTAAAAATTTAGCAATACCCTTTGGAGAAATTAAATCCTCAAGCAATTCAGGTACAATGTTATCAGGCCAAATACCATCACCAACTTTACCATACAAGTATTGCAAATCAAATCCTTCAACTATAGATTTTGCAATCAGCTCGCGCCCTTTATTGGTTAGGATTAGAGTTCCAAAATTTGCCATTTATTTAGTCCTTTTTAATTACTGGTTTTTGAAAGATTTTGCTTAGAATTAATAATAACAGTGGCATATTTTCTGGATTTTCAACATTGGTAAGGTAAATTGTAGTATCAGTTTCCTCAAGTGTAAAGTTACCATATTTAGCCCTTAGGTAATTTAGAATTTCATTTAGTACATCATCTTCATTCCATAACAGTGAAAATTGTAGTACATCGGAGTGAGCTCCAATGTAAAACTCTTTATTTAACGCTGGGATTACGTAAACTCGAATCCGCTTATATTTCTGACGAATTATCATGTATAATTCAAGTAGAAATGCAGGTAAACTTTCGCTTGTTTTTAGAAAGCGTAAATGCAAACAATCACCAACAAATTCATATTGCGCCAATTTTAAATCTGGATACTTTTGTAAAAGGTAGTTTATTAAGATATCGTATTTATTTTCTGGAATATCCTCAAGCAGATAATTGGTTTCGCTTTTATAGGAGTAATCCGTGATGATAGTATATAGCTGACTCATAAGTTGAGTTTGAGTACGGATTACTATATTCTCTAGCGGATACTTTGTCACATTGTATTTTTTAATTGCATTCAATAGCAGTTGCAGTAAAATTGATGATGTTAAAGGAACCGTTGAAATAATTTCAATTTTTGAACGATTAGTATTCCATTGAGCATATGCTGGAATATTATTTTGCTTAAAGTATACGTTGAAAATTTGCACAGGATCGTTCGAAATTAATCCTGCAACTTCTTCGTAATTCAAATCATATAGTATAAGCTCTTTATTTAGGAGTTTAGTAAAAAGTGAACTCCTTGAGCTAGTTTGTTTAGTAAACCAGGTATCCTGTGGATCAAATGTTAATTGAGTATAATATACGTCGTCGAAAAATTGATCGTATAAAATGGTAATTTCTGAAATTAGAGTTTCATCAGGTAAATAGATTTCTTTTTCATTGAGTGCATCAAGATAAAAACGTGAGAAACCTGAGATTGTTGCGATAATATAGTCTACATCAGTACTTGAATAAAAAAGTGATGCTATTATATCCAGAGAGTAGTTTTTCTCGAGTAAACTGGCGGTACTAGTTTCTTTAAGTGCATAATATACATGACTTGTCAAAAATAGATTTCGTAGATCGTAGAATTTATAGTTTGGAGTTTCATAGAGTCTACTTTTGACGTAAAATCTATTATAAACCATCTTCGCTATCCTTTAGATTCCAGGATTTTTGATAGATATCTGCATCTAAAGTAACAGACATATACTTTTCATATTTTTCAATAAGCGATTCTGTTACGTAATAATTGTCAATTAGATATTTTGGATTTCCGTAAATGTACTCGCGAGGAATTTCCAAATAACCATTATGGAATTTTTTATGCAAAGTGCCCGCAATCGGTACAAAACCTACATTTAACTGAAAATGCAATTGAATAACTTCCATAGCGATTGTAAATGTACAAAATGGTTTACCTTGTTTTAAATAAGTATCTACAACAATTTTGCAAATGTCATATAATGTAAAGGGATGATGATGGATTTCGATATCATCAGTTTCTTCAAGAGTTTCTCCAGTAAATACACACTTTGTCATACCCAAATTTTCACGTAAAAATTTAAGCCACATTTTGTATTCAAGTGATGCACGAACAACGCGTTCTACATTCTTTATAAATTTGGTATAATGTTTTTCATCGGCAAATTCCGTAATAAATAAAGGTAGATAAATGTCAGTATGAACATTTTTGATTTCGAGTTTTTCTGTATCCGAGGCAATTGGTAATTTGATTTTTTCGAGAGTTGCAGTACTCATAACTTCTTGCCTCTACTTTTTTATGCTTCAGGATTTTTCTTTTCAGCTACGATTGTCAAATGATTTGGCGCATCTTGTTTAACTGCTTTTTCTTTTTTCTCAGAAGCAAACGGATTTAATTTTTGAAGTTCTTCTTTCAATTTATTTTTAGCTTCTTCTTCCTCAACTTCAACAATTTTTACAAGTTTTAATTTTTGAAGGAATTTTACCACATGTTCGGGAAGTTCGTCAAGGTATACTCCTTGACTTGGAATAATGTAGGTTTCATGTGTTTCAGGATCAGTCCAGGATACTCTAGCATTAGTAACTGGTACTATCTTGTGTATCTTCTTCATCGCCTAAAACCTCCGCTTTTATTTTTTCTATATAGTCTTGAGTATATAGTGTTTCCATTACATGAGTTGCTTCATCTTGTATTGCATAAGAATCAATATCTCTTTTTAAATATTGAACCCCATTGTACATTCCATCAAATTTGTATCCATAGATTTGACCGTAAAAATCTTTCATACAATCAACGGATAATACAGGTTCACCTTTAACAGTTACGTTAAATGATTGAGGAGATCCACATGGATCAAGTTTTATATTCACGCCATAATCAAGCGGTGCAAGTTGAACAGCTGCCAAAATCGTTTCCTCTAGATGTCTCTTTTGTTTGGCATAGTTAATAATTGTTATCATTCAGAATACTCCGAAGGGTATGGAGTTATTATGTTTGCAAAGTAATTTTCATTTTCTGGAATAAAGTAGTAGTTATCATACATTTGAGGAGAAAATGGTACATTTGGCCATTTAAATGCAAGTTCTCGATTTATTGATGGTGGGACATGATAGGAAATATCGGGACATTTATAGGGATACTTTGGAGGATATTCTTTGGATTTCCACTTAGAGTTATATTCTTCAAGTAATTTTACAACGTCTTCAAGTATAAGATTTGCATTAGAGTGATACTCAATGTTTTCGAAAGTAAAGTGAATTAACGTGGAGTACATTTTGAATTCGCTTACTGAGAAATCATCGATAATATACAATGGTAAGTATTGTATGTAACGTCTATAAACCTTTGTATGATTAATCGGATTTTCAAAGTCCTTTGTATACAAAATTCTATCTCTGAAATGATAATATGTATCTGTATACTTGTTGTAAAAGCCTACAGTATTATGTCCAAATAAAAACTCGTAGATAAAATCAATACGTCTTACAGATTGCCATGCTTTATCAAATCTATTTGCAAATACAATGTCAAAGGTTTCTCGAAATTTAGTATGGTATTTAGGTTGCAGATATACTTTTTTAGTTACCTCAAGAATTGGAGGGCTAGCTTGTTTAAGTAACCTAATGTATCTAGGGCGTATTTTAACATTGATGTTAAAACTTTGCGCAAGCACTTTTAAAAAGCGCATGACGTTTTTGTTAAGATGAGGGCTATAACCAATGGGACGAATGAATGTAAATAGTTTACGAGTATATACTGAGTAGCAACTATAAAATATATCTCCACCGCAATTACAAGGTATATCATGCCAACGTCCATCACGTGTCTTATAACCAGGACATGGCAATCTAAAATTAATTTCCTTCCAAGGAACCCAACGATCTCCTACATTTACTTCAAAATAGTCAGTTATATTATAACGATCAGCTCCTATATCGTAACCAATTAATACCCAGTTTTTAATATTTGTGGTTACTGGAATATGATAACCATATTTATCCTTTGAACCTGTAACTGGTAAATTATATGCCCAAACGTAGATATCTGTAAAGATACGCCATTCAAATTTCATTTTGTTAATGAAATTGCTATCGAAAACCACTCCTTTAATGTTAGGAAGCATATTTAAGACAAACTTTTCAACAAATTCGTCATTTTCTTCCTCAAATTCTAAATCGAGAAAGTTATCCAAACCATCTAAGAAAATTCTATAGGTTATAAACCCTTGGTTCCAGAATTTCACAAAAAGAATTCTAAGATGACTTGGGTTGTATTTTCCATCGTTAAGAAACTCAAATTCAAATTTCATAAATTCAGCCATTCGCATAGGACGAACGTAGCGTTCAATCCTAGGATGCACATGAACTTCAGGCTCTAAACTGCAATCAATTATTTCAAATAATAAGGCGTCATCTTTTAAAAAATGTGGATAATTGAGTTTATCATCGGTTTCAAAAGAAATTGATAATGTAGTTACGCTTTTGGGATTTTCAATTAGAGAATATGCAAGAGCATTGTTATTTGAATCGCGTAAATAAAGATATAGCTGCTTAGTATAATTACTGTCATAATGGTATTCAAATTGAACTGTATATTTCTTTTCAGTTTCAAATGGAATTACTGCACTAAATGGACTAGTATCTGCCCAGATACGATAAGAAATACCTCTTCTGTCAATTTTAAATTCATTGTTTTTGCTTTGAATATCATGGAAAGTAAAGGTAATTGAAAATTCATCTAGCTTTTGTCGTTTACTAACATCAATTTTAAAAACTGGAACCTGAACCTGGGTATTGTAATTATAGTCGACAATCTTGGAATTTGATGTAACGATATAATTTCCATTTGAGTCAGTTTTAGTATTTGAGTCGTAGATAGGAGTCCAGTTACTTGGATCCGAAATATACTTAAAACAGCATTTTCCAATATTATTTGCAAAAGTTGCATCTACATTGAGCGTATCTGGCACTAGAAAGTTATAGGTAAAACTAGATAAGGTTTCGTATTCAATATTTACATATTTATCCCATTTTTTACTTTCTTCAGTATTGTAGTTGTAAGGTACGTCCCAAAATAACCTTTCACGGTATACTGATTCGTATTTTATGGGATGATAGTAGCATTGATTGAATATATAGTCGTCAGTTTTTGGAAAGACTGTGATAATTGCTTCTTCCCAGGACATTTTTGGATTATACCAATCTTCATGGCATGGATTCCAAGGATACTCAATACGATATGGGACTGTTGTATAATAACTAGGTTCTACTTTTGCATCATATTCTGGAGTTTCCCAATGTTTCCAAAGACTACCTGCACAATAAATTGCAACATCAATCAAATCTGGTAGATAATCTGTAAAGTATTCGCCGTAATTATATCCGGTGATAAATTTTTGATATGCGGGAATTTCGCTTTCTTTAAAATACATTTCTAAAACAACTACCCTTTCCACTTATTTCAATTCAATATCATCGCGAATTATTAAAAGCTCTCCTGCATCTTCATAGTGTAAATCTAGATATCCATTGCAGTCTAACTCAGGTTTAAATTCAGTTGTAGTTAAACTGTCATAATAATAATGTCCAAATTTTAAAAAGTAATTAAGTGTAAAGTAGGTTTCCGGAGGAATTAATTGAGGTTTACTGTAAAATGAACGTGCAACAACCTTATACTCTCTATTGTATCTATATAAAACTTCAACACCATATATCGTAATAGGAAAAGTAATGTAATATTCAAATAACTGTTTCGTTACGATTTCCCAAAGAATTCCTTTACCAAATAATGTAGTATTCCAAAACTCTACATTATCTGGCGTAAGTAGTAAACCAACATGTGTATTTTCCTCAAGAAGTAAATATTGTAGATCCATATTCTGATTTATGAATGCATTTTTAAAGTAGTCAGTTCCTGTAATTAATTTAAATGCGAAATTGGTAAGTTCATGTTTACTTAATCCTAGAATTTCATGACGTAAGAAATACTGTCCAAAATTTGTAATACGAGATAGCTTATAGCGTCCACATTTACTTTTTGTCAATTCATCCATGTAAAATTTATCTTTGAGAGGAGTTATTATTGCAAGCAATAATTTGGTTTCATCTGAGACGTTTTTAATAATAAATTCATCCATAGTAATATTTGAATCAGGGGTCGACTTTCCAAAATAAAATTCAACGCCTGGTAAATCATGATTTATTAGGTAAAACTTATCAATAAATGCATATTTTACGTCTTTAAAGTGAACTGTAATACTATAATCCTTAGGTATAAAGTAATAATCAATAAGCATATCCCCTAATGTAAATACTTCATTATCAATAAGAATTTGCTCGGCATGTCTTAATCTGACTGAGTCAGTAGATGAAAAAATCAATGAAGACGATTTTGTATTGTAGATTAATTGCAACGGAATATTTATAGTTACGTCCAAAGAAATAGACTCTGCATTTGAATCAAAATTTGTTGGACAGTAAATACGACTATTTTCAACCGTTATAGGACTTATTTTCACATATTTGTCAGTTGGTTCAAATGTTGCAAGAGAAAATGAAAGTTGCGTAACGGATTCATTTCCTAAAATACAACGTTTGAAACGATAGGAGGCTACTGAATCAAATTCCTTTTCATCTTCATCCCACTTGTAAATGCCAAGATTTATACTAGTGCTGTCAATTAGAAATTCAAAACGGCCAACATCAATAGAAATATTGGAGTCAATGATAAACTGTAAATACTCAGTTCTATCTTTTTCAAAATAGATTGAGAACCCATTAATTCCAATATTCCAGTATACTCTCCAAGAACCGGCTTCCATTATAGTATAAAACGATTCGTAACCCCAATTTTCCACTATAAAATGTATTTTTTGATAGTCGCGAAAAACGTAGTGCAACGACCATTGATCGATAACTGGAGTTTTATTGTTGTAAATATTCAGATAACCATTCGAGTCAATAAATGTAGTAGTTGTATGAAATTCAGATTCAAAATATCGCTGCATCATGTATCCAGTTATTGTATAAGATTCGAAATAGCCTAAATCAGTTAAATTGTAGTAGAGACATTTGGTGTTTGTATCAACCGTCCAATTTGAGTCAAAATGCACGTAGTTTGAATCGAGGACTGATATTTCATAGGTTATATTAGGACAGATATCAATAATGTTGTAGCAATAGGAAAATACTGGTTCAGAATAATCTGGTCTATCAAATGCAAGATTTCTATAATCTTGTGGTTTTAAGAAGAAAGCTCTATAAACCTTTTGTTTTTTATTTAAAGCTTGAGGATCACAAGGACCAAACTTCATTAGTAAACCTCATTTGGAATCTCATCGTAAATTGTATCGTCAGACATTATAAGTGAAAATCCATAGCAACGTACCCAATTGGTACTTGTTGCAATTTTGCAACCATAATATGCTACATTCGAGTCTACCGTCTGAATTGCATTCAATGAAATTGGATCAGTTATAGGTTCATAATTGGAATCTGTAAGATATGCTTTGAAATCAATTCCACTTTTATAAACCAAGTTTTCTTCAGTTGAAACCTTTGAAATAAACTTTACGTTTTTAATACCAGTAATTGGTTTTTCAAATCTGAAAATACAATATGCCTCTGTATTATCCGTAGGTGCAAAAATTAAAGTACGCGCTAGATTTAAATATTCGATTTTATCAAATGTAACGACGTTGTTTAGATTTTTAAGTAGCTCGAGGAAATAAGTTTTGTTTCCTGAAGTTAAAGTATAAGTCAGGCGAGTTTCTGTAAGAAGTTGATCTTTTATTAGGAATTCGTAAGGATACTCAGGAATACGTTGAGTATATAATAGATCCGGCGGATTTTCAGTTTCATCATTACTTGGAATTTCAGTACATGCAGTTCCATATCCTATAACAACAACTTTTCCTTTAGTAGGCTGCTCAAATTCAAGCTCTAAATAACCAGGATTTAATTTTGCACGCCATGGAATAATTTCTTCATCGTTTTCATTAAATACTTTATAGACAATGTCGGAACGTAGGAGCGCATGTCTCACAATCCATTTATATGCATAGTCTGAAAAGATATGCGTCTGCAATACAACGTAATTTTCTGGGGGATTGATAAAGATTTTATCAACAGGAATTTCCATATTGGAAAAGAGTGGGACAAATACAAATACGTTTAAATTTGAGAATGTATGGTAACGCCATACATAAGGAAATGCTCCTATAATTAGCAAATTATCTTCATCATCATAAATTCCAAATCCATTTACGTAAACCTCAGGTTGTCCTCTAGGTACTACTGCTTGAATGACAAGTCCATGATTATCCTTGTCATAGTAAATCTTATTTACATATCCTTCAACAGATGGAGCAGGAATATCAGTTGCTTTAAAATCAATTTCCATAATCGGATCAGTAATATGCGCAGTAGCATTCAACTTTATTTTTGCAAATTTGATTCGATAGTCATCATCAGTTAGTGAGCGATTAACTGCTTCTAACCCATACTGAGTAAAGTATGCTCTAATCATTGGAATCTAACTCCGGTTTATAATATTCTAAAAATAAGTCTTGAACTTGAGGTTCATCAAATTCTATATTCAATGTATCTTTTGCATTTGAATCGTAAGTATAGTCAGTGCTTAATTTAAGTTTATACATTTCAAGGTTAGTATCATCAATATCTTTCCAAGGATTTAATATGCGATTACTTTGTAATGAAACTCGCAATTCTTGGGTATCTGCAGATAATTTTCTAAATTGCAATACGGTAGACATTCCAAAATCACGAGTACCAGTAAAGAATCTAGTGTGACGTGTGTAACGATAAGGATGCTGTCTTACATGAATTTCATCTAAATTAGGCATATGAAATTTATCGATTAACCATGCCTTTTGCTCCCAGTAGACTACGATATTTCTAAGATGGATGCAATACATTTTAACACGTTTACCCATAGGATATAGATAGTGTCTAGGTGAGATGGGAGCAATTAAAAAGTTTCTATAAATGTAATGTCTTGGAGTATACGGACAATTGATATACCACAATGCTTTTAAATTTCCTTTTTTATATTCCGGAAGTCCTCCACCAAGCCCACCCCTTAATGGTTGCACTGGAATATATAATCCCATATCAGGCCATATGTGATAAATTTCTTCCCAATCTAAATGCTTCCAGTTATGTAATGTAAAAGGACGTCCGTCTTTGAAAAATGTTGCATCATAATATTCATCATGCATTCCAGGTAAGAATAAAGGAGCATTCTTATACATTTTTTTACCAGGAATTAAGAGATTTTTAACTTGAGAATATCTAGGTAAACAATCGTTAACCCATGGGATATGCTTTACAATTTCTTGATATGCTTTATCAGGATCGCTTGGAAGATTCTTAGTCCAACCCCAATGTGGATAGTTTTGTTTTACGTAATCAACAATTTGATTGATTCTGTAAGTTCCCCAGAATCCTAAAAATGGAGCATATATTTCTAGATAAAGTTGCCAAAATGATTCAGTACAGTATGTACCTTCCCATGCTCTTTTAATCGGATCTAGGTTTTTATAATCAGCTTTTCCAAATGTAAATGCTCTATTAATATTCCAAAAGTATGACTTTAAATCACATAAACGTTTGTGAATTTCAATATATGGAAATTCAAAAGTCAAAAGTTTTCCAGCAAAAAGCTCTATATAAATTCTCTTGAATTGGAAAATTCTATCATAGCGTGTATTGTAATATCTTGTAGATGTACTAGGAAATGGAATAATTGAACCTAATGCAGGATAAGACGGTCCTGGTAAGTCTATAAAATATGTAACATGACGATTTTTGATATCAGGAAAATCCCATAAAAATACATAACGTGTATTTTTATAATCGGTTCTACTGTACCAGAAATCCCAAGAAAATAGAAAGCGTTTATGTAGGTATTGAGTTTTTGGTGTTATAAATACTTGTTGAAATAGAGCATGTTTATCAGGTATTTCACTATATTCAAAAACCTTTCTATCAAGTTTTAAATCTTCATATTCTGAAGTGTAAACTGTAGTTCCAGCATCAAATACTCCATATTCACAAGTAAATTCATTACTTAGCGGAGCTACAAAATAAAATGAAATCTCAGATTCCATATCAAATTCAACTTCTTTACCTGTCTTAAAAACAATTGGAATTTGTAGAATTATTGGATGAATGTAGAGAATACTATGCTGGTAAAAAAGATCATGTGTAAATAGATAGCGTCTATGATAGTAGTCCAAATGTTTTAAATAGAGAAAATCGAAGGTAAATATTGCATTTGCAACATAGAGATCTTCTTTTCTTCGAGGTGCCAATGGAGAGGCATGTCTAAATTTTGCTTTGTGGAATTCATCGATAATCTCACCAATTTCTAGGAGAGTAGTTGTTTTCTTTTTAGTATTGTATGCAATATATGTACTGTCTCTAAAATAATACCAGGAATCAGTAATGCTAGTAATATACCAACGTGTAAAGTTATCATCAGAATTGTAAAATAGTCTTTCTTTAAGACGCGGAGCGTAAACTGCATGCTCGGGAATTTCATTGGAAAACCAAACTTTAGTATAATTTACAAGTGTTGTTGGTTGAATATCAATTTCATCAAGTGGAGTTAAAAAGTCCCATAAACGAGCAAGAAAATATCCATCAAGGATTATATTACTTTGACAGTTATCGCATTGAAAAGTTAATTGGCCAGATACTAATTCAGTTCCCTTTGGAACGTGATCTCTTACTCCATATGTTAAACCAGAACGACAACGAATATCAACAAATGCTTCCAACTCTGATTCTGCTTCAAAACGATCACGTTCAATTTTAGAGATTACTAATGCCTTATAGTTTCTAACAATCCAGTCAAATAAATCTGAGATATCTAAAATCATGTAGGAGTTTTGTCCAGGTTCGAGACATCTTTTAAAACAAGGGCGATCTAAATCAATGTAAATATAGGGAATACATACAAATTGATACTCAACGGAAAGTTCAAATAATTCTTGCAATACTTTTTTAAAGAGATTCATATCGACAAATGCACAAATTAGACGAGGTTGGATAACTCCATTATACACCCTTGAAAAGAGTCTGTGAAAGTTAGGAAGCGAAGGACTCATGTATAAATGCGGAAAAGTAAAACGCCGATCGTATCGTCTGTTACAAAGTGAAATAAGTTTTCCTATCTTGAGCGGAGGATATGTTTTGGAATTTATAGGAACTAAACGCTGCGCTTTAAGCTTAAAAAAATGAGTAATCTGCTTATTAGGAATACCATGAAATCTAGTTAACGGGTAAATTTTTCCCCGTATATATTTTTCAACTTTTGGTAAAGGATGATATTTTTTAATACGTGGTAAATCTGGAGTATACGGATAACCATGTTGGAAGTAAGTTGTATCACCATGCATTGCCTACACTATAACTCCTTTTAACATAGAGTTTTTCTATGTTAATGTTTGGGAAAATTGCGAGTCAAAAAGCCACCCTGGGAATATCCCCAGGGTGGCTTGAATTACGCGTTAGATTCTCTAACTGCACTCATTCCAAGTCCATAAACATAGAAGCATCTATAAAGATATGTATTATCACAAATCATTGTAGTTTCAGAGTTGATATCATTTGCTCCTACTGCATATAGATATGGTAATTTTCCGTAGAATCCTCTGTTATCTCCATCTAGTTTATAGAGGTAATATTCAAAGAGATATCTATCGTAGTTAAGCATATCTAAAGCGGATGCATCAGCAAGAGTTCTCACTGCTTTGAATACATCTACTCTAACGCCTGAACCCTGATTTGTACCATAGTCTTTAGCATTAAGTCCTAAAGCTCTACCTGAGATTCTAGGGAAAACCATTGCAGATGCCCAAATAATTGCTCCTTGTTTGTAGTAGGAGTCTTGGAAAATGAAATAAGGTTTAGCCATTTCTCCAATTATAATTGGATTTGCAATGTTTCCATTTTCATCGTAAAGGGTTTGATGATGCTCTACAACAGATGCAAGAGTAATAGTAGAAGCTGTTTCATCTATAGCTACAACTAAACTCTTTTCCCAGGTATTGAAACCAGATATTGTTACATATCTGTTTACTTCAAAGATTGCTACGTTATTAACTTTAACAGTTACGTTAACTCCAGGTAAAATTTCATCTTGATTTACCCAAGTTACCGCTGGTGAATAAGATGGAATGAATTTACCAATGGTAATAAGTTTTGGAATTAAATACTCTGGAACCGCTGAAGATCCTGTACCTCTGTAGAAAATATGAAGATAGTCTGCATTCCCGTATATCCAGAAGTATCCTGGAAAAACGGATAAGTCAAACTTCTTGATTCCATAGAAAGGTAAGTTTGTTAACCCATATGTTGAAGGAGTATTGTTTGTGAAATCATAAAATTGCATTCCTTTCATATAAACAGAATCTTCACCACCGTTATACTCAATCATGTAGTACATATCATCGAGGCCACCTTCGCCTCGAGAATGTAAAACTGCATGTGAATCATCAATTATAGTAATATCCCACTCTTTTGAAAATACATTTGCAATTGCGGCTACAATTTTATCATACAAATCTCTAGCAGAAACAAATGTTCCACCATATGCAATTAAATTCATTCCCTGCGAATCCTCCTTTAAATTTTACCAAAGGCATTTTTATTTTATTATGGATTCAATTTTTTTCATAACATCGCAGATTTGACCTGAAATCTCTTTCTCTACTTTAAATAAATTTGGATCGCCATAAATTGGCTTACCTTCAATTGCCTGTTTTACATTAGGTTTATTTTCTTTGGATGCGTTTTTAGTTTCGGATTTATCAGAAGTTGCTTTTTCGTAAGCTGCATCTGTTTCGTTTATAAGCTGATGCTTTAATGCTTCGAGTATACCAATTAATGTATAGCGATCAACATTTGTTAGTATTTCAACATCGTTTCCATTAATTTTGATTTCTAATACTATATTTGGCGCTTCAACTTCCATGCATGCTACCTCCTTACGTTTCTAGTATAGTACAATTACACGAAGTTCAACTGCTTCTGTTTCATCTTCGGCAACTGCATAAATATCAGCTGCAGTATTTAAATAAAGTACTTCACCGGGTAGAAGAGGAAATCCAGTTTCAGGTGTTACATTTGGGCCACCAAGAAATGCAATCTTATTTTCATTCATATTTCTTATTACGTATGACTTTCGCGGATTTTCTGTAAGAATTTGAGGTTCAGTTTTGGCATAAATTACAAGGTTTTGCATACGCTTTGGAAATAAGTTCTCCATTAAATTTGCAATAGTAACCATTTTTATACAACCTCAAAAAGAATTATGGAATTTCGACTGGTAAGTATCGTGTATCGATTACCTTATATCTTTTACCGCTATAAATTCGTAATTCGGCTTTAGCAGTATAAGTCGTTCCTGCTTTTGGATATGCGTACCCTATATCTTTGAACTCGAAAGCATTTTCCTTTAAAGAAAATTCAGTGTAGTTATCAGGATCATTTTCATCTTTACTTGTATCAAATACTATTTTAACACGCATATCAAACCAATCAACTGGAATTGGAGTATAACCTGAGATATTAAACTTAACCAACGTATCGTAAATCCAACAGTAATCAAATCCTAGAATTTTTCCATAGCCTATTGGTGAATCCTTTGGATGTATAACTTCTAAGCCTATGCTATAGCGTGTACATGCGCTATTGTCACATGCTTCAAAAGTAAGTGGAATTGTTTTAGTATTTGAATCAAAATACTGCAGATTTGCTGTTGGAAGTACAACTCCAACGTTATATTCTTCAAGGTCGTCAGATGTGTATAAAAGTAGATTATCTTCTGCAAATAATGATACTCTTACAGGAAGTCCATTTGGATTTGATACTCTATATGAAATCTTAAATGGAAATTCGGGAAGTTGAAATTCAGCTAAATCGTCATCGAAAACAACTACATGTTTAGGTTCAATATCAAAGAATTCAATTACCGGACGTTTGTAGTGATTAATGTTATTAATTCTAAGATTGATTTGATCTGTATTAAAATACACATTTACACTTGTCAAAAGATATGGAAACTCAGTATCTACGTTCTCCTGTGGTACTCTTGGTTTGATTTCAAATTCAATAGGAATGTTTCGCGTTCTTAAAGGAACTTCGTATTTTAAGGGAATACTTTGTCCATTTAAATATACATCGAATTCTCCATTCACTGCGCCTACATCAACTATAACAGATTTTGCATTTGGTGGTGGATCAATTGTAAATTTCATCTTTCCATTGTATCTGAGCCAGATAAATGGTCCATATAGAAAACCATTTTCCAAAATGTAATCTTGCGTATTCTTTGGAAGAATAACTTTGCATACATCGTAATCAAAATTCAAAGTATTTGCGAGTGCATTATTTACTGATACAATATTATTGTAGTAAATTAGCTGACTAAATGGATCAATACCATACGTTTCAAGAAGTGTATATACATTGTCATCTTTCCACTCGGCGTAAGGGATCATTCGGGGCATTTCCCAATCATGGTAAGTTATCTTATAACGCCCTTGCTCCTGTAATATACAACCTAAGATTAAATCTTCATGCGTTAAGGATTCCTTGTCTTTCAAGTAAAACCGAATTTCTTTTGCTTCGTAATCATATTGAATTGTAACTGCATACTTTCTAGGAGTAATCGACATATACCAGGAAATTAAAAAGTCTTTAAGATTTGGAAGTAACTCCTCGTTAATAAATTGTAATGAATATGGTTTTTCGAAAACTGGATTATCTTCACAATATCCAATGTAATTTGGAGCACCTACATTGTTAATAACAATCCAATGTTTACCACCATCAAGTGAAAGCGAAAATCCTAGATTATCTGCAGGTAAAGTTCTCGCATCTGCCTCTAGATAAATTTCCTTTATATCCTTGATTTGATAGAAGTCATCAGCAATTGTAAAGACTGCAGTATGATAATTTCGATGTCGATTATCAATTAACCTTAGTCCATAAAGATTATCGGTTACCAGATTATCAGCCAATGATATATATGCCTTATATGTTTCAGGTTTACCAGATAAAGTAAATTTTGTATCCGAAACTGAAACTACACCTGCATACAATTGATTTGAATTAGTATCAAGTGAAATTACAAATCGATCCACCTGGTTTTCATCAGTAAAGTAAAATGTATTTGTGTTACTATCGTAAGTAAAAGTTGGATCCTCAATTACATTAAGATGCTGTGTAGTTATAAGTTTTACAACGTCTTTTTCTCGATCAAGTTTAACCCAGTTACGAGTATTATATAGCGATACAAGATTATCAATATCTCTGAAGTCTAATGTAATTTCTTTTTCTTCATTGCTTGGACTTAAAATTACTTTGGTTCTTAAGTATTTTATTGATGCAAATTCGTTTTCTGGTAAATTAAATCTAACTGATAATGCTGGTTTATAATCATTTAATGCAAACTCAAGAGGAGTATTTGAGTCATATAGACTTGTTAAATCAAAGTAAATAGGATCAAAGAATTCAACAACATAACCATTGTATGCAAACGTACCATTATCAACTCTAAGATAGCCTTTTGAAGTAATATCTAAACCTAGTCCCGCAAGACAAGATTTATGATAAGGATCCATTAATGCGGATAAGAAGAATCCGAAATCAACTGGGTAATCTTTTATTCTGTATAAAACTCTAAAACCAAGTTTTAAACTCTTGCTAGCATATATCATTTAATATCGACTCCATGGATTTTCGGATTATTTGTGGAACCAAAAGGTGCAGTGTAATTCATATGGACTGCTTCAATTGGAATAATTCTATCGCGATTATAAATTACTGAGAATCCATAAAAATGCCCACTTTCAAGAGGAATTAACGTAATGTTTACCTGAGTAGGTACTTCAACATTACGGAAGAAAATGATGTCATGATTATACTGATTACCAACAATCAAAATGTATTTAAATGAACATACTGGAACTATTGCTACTTCCCTACATTTATCAATAGTTAGAGTTTTTGTAATAATCATTCCAGGTTTTAAAATTTTTGGTTCATCTTCAAAGTAAGCCTTCAGATAATCCATATCGTAATTTAAAAGTGATAGCGTACCAACGTTTGTAACAATACGTTTCGTAATAGATTTCTTGAAGACTTTATATACTTCTTCATCAAGCATGTTACCAGGTGGATATAGAATGTGCATAAGAAATCTGGGCAGATGTGGTTGATAATAATAAATTCGCCATTTGATATTTGGATACCATATTAATGTAGCCAAAATCATTTTATCAAAAGTGTCTTCTTGTAAGTCTCTATAGATATCTAGGATTGTATATGGACGAGCATATATTTTGTAAATATTTGTCATGTAGTCAAACATTGGTTTACGATATGCAACGATAGATTGCATAGTATCCAGAGGACCATTGTAAAAGCATTCAAGCAGATTTAGATTAAGATAAGGCTTGTAGTATGAATATAATGAACCGTCATCAAAATTTGTCGAAAGCTTTATTTCAAATCCTGGATTCAAATATCGAATCCATTGAAAGTAGTTGTATGAATAGGAAAGTCCAATAAATGGCGCAGGAAAGATTGAAGAATATTTGAGTCCAAGTTCTGTAATTCCAAAAAACCATTGTGGAGCCTTTAGGATATCAAATTTAATTTCCAAAATTACATTTTCATTTCCAGAGTATACATATAGTCCATCATCTTTAAACTCTACAAATTCATCGCCTTTTAGAACTTTAATCATAGACTTTAATTGATCCCACTTGTAAACAAAAGGAACTAAATCATTTCGAATTACAATTGAATCAAGCTTGACATATTGTTTTTCTGGAATTTGGCGACTATTAATTAAAATACGTAACCAAAATCTAGCATTCGTATAGATATAGAAGAAATTAACAGTTTTTTGACGAAGTTCATCACGTGTATAATATTGAACAGTAAATGAATCATTTACTTTGATAAATGCCCCATCAAAGTATAAATAACCAGGGCTAAATTCGATTTTATTATTTGCAATAAGTTTCGGAGTACAATCGAAAATTGTTAAATACTTGTATGGCATAATCAGAGTAGCAATATTTCGTACATAATAATCATCAAGATAAACTTTTAAAAATTGCGCTCTACTATATTGTTGCCAACTTTGAATTTCAGTAATATAATCAGGAACTCCCATTATGCCGCAAACACTCCTTTTTCTTTTTATTTTTAACCAAAAAATTAAAGCAAGAAAAGAGGTACGCAACAGATGCAAAAACGTATCTATACGCTGTATCTTGGAAAATACAATGGATTGATTATAGAGTTCATTTTAAATAAAGTAAGTTTGGATTATGAAATACTTGTTAAAAGTAAATTTAGCAATATGGTAAGCAACTTTGTACCATGCTTTAATGAAGAGGAATATAAAGAACTCTGCAATGCTTGGAACATTGAGACTCAAACTATAAATTCTACACATTTAAGAATTTATGGACAGTATACTGGATACAATAAGGAAAATCTCGTTGCAAATGAAGAAATCATTATGTCAACGATTCAAAGCAACAATATGAAATTCAGGAATATGCTAAGCGTTTATGTATTCTCTAAAAATAATCAGTTTCTTATAATTGCCGAAAGAGTAATGGTTCCATATAAAAGCAATGTAAAAGTGTCATATTCTGTAGCTCTAGATTGCTACATTCTTGATGATACTATCGAGTATTTAGAAACAATTGCAGATTATAAAATTAGATTTCCAAAAAATTTACTTGAGAAAGTATACGAAAAATAAAAAAAAGTGAGTGTGGTGTAGAAAGCAATGATAGCATTTAGCCCAAAGTTTGTACATAACTTTTTTATAAACATGTATCAGTTTATTCTCAGACAGTTTGCAGAAGTATGTCCTAGAAAACCTTACCGACTCGTTGTAACAACGTATCAAAAAGCAATCCAAATGTTACATCAAAAAAGTTTAAATCAAGATATGTATGCTCTACAATATCCTTTACTTATCTTACAGCCAAATTCTTATACATTGGATGAGCAGGTGAATAATTTATGGCGCTTTGGAAATCGTATGACTGCTTATGCCTTACGTCCTCAAAAGGGAATTTTAAAATTTGGTGACTTTGAAATTCTATACACTACATTAATGTATCGAATGACGTTTGATGTCTTCTACCTTGGAGAGTCTCATTTTGAAATTATTGACGCATTAAATGCCTTTTACCGAAAATTTACGCGATATTACAAATACTTCAACAATATTCCTGGATACATATATCTTACAGACGCAATAAAAGACATCATTGCAAAATATGATATTCCAATGGATGCATTACTTGAACATCCTCAGTTTCTATTTCGTTACGAAAATAAATACAATCAGCATTTGTATATGTATTTAATGCCATACTCGATTTTCTTTAGAATTACTGATATTACCGATGGTAGTAATTATATGGGTGAACAAGAATTACCAACGTATCGTATTCAATGCGCATGTGAGTGCATGTTTAATGTACCAAATGAAATTTACTTTAGCTACCGTCCAAAGCTTGATATTATCAGACTTGAACTTGGTGTAGAAAATCAAATTGCATACTCCGATATATACTGGTACAACTACCGTCCAAGTAAATTTGGAGTTACTTTACTTCAAGCAACTGACTTTGACGATCCATGCATACTATCTATATCTAAAAACATTCTCAAAAACTACTCACTTAATCAACTACAAATATATTACGTTGAATATCAAACTGGAAAGGAAATTATTTTAGATAACGTTGAAAAATATATCGACGATCGCCTAATTCATTTTAAAATTAAAAATGTGGATTCTAGAAAAGGTTTTCTAGAGCTTGTTTTAGTTCATCCAGATTTCGTTCCAAAAATAAAAGAAGGTAAAGCTCAGGAATTACTCGATGGATTTGAAAACTAAAATCCTAATCTACTTATATCTGCATTACGATTACGATGCTAAAGGTATTACACTATTTGGATTATACGATTATGAAGCAAGTTTATGCGCAAAATATATTTTTAAGCAATTTAATCTCAAATCATTTGCGCAAGATATAAATGCAGATCCAAAACGTTATTCCTCATATTTAGACTACGTCATTGAGGCAAGATTATTTCCAGATAATGCAAATTGTATTAAAGTGATTAATGAGGATATTCGCGTTAGAATCCTGGAGTCTCAAGAAGATCCTGATGTTTTCCTAAATTACTTTATAACACAGTACAATAATTTGCTCAAAGGAAATACACTGCAAGATTGTGACTTTGAGTTTGATAAGGCATATTTAAGTATACAAAGTTATTTACTAATTCTCAAAAAATTTGCAGAATTGCTACAAATAAAACTGCCTGAAAATTTAAATAGACTTTGTGAAGAATTATATGCATACATTGAAAACAACTGGGATAATCTTGATGATGAAACAAAAGCAAATATCTTACCAAATGTTTGCTTTTATAAGTTTGATATTCTTCAGGATTTCTCACAGCCTATTCAAATCAATTTTATGCAAAAACCACTTTTTATCGACTTTAAATCAGAGCTTCAAACCTACTTGAAATTATACCTTGAAAATCACGTATTTGATTTAGGAATCGTCGATGATAATAAACGCACTTGTCTCGATATTTTCCCAGTTGTTAAAAAAGCAACAAATGTTTTAAATGTCAATCTTTCAAAACAAGAGTTTTACTGGAAACGTTTAAACCCAACTACAAACTATGGATACTTCAAGTTTTATTATGACTTGCAATTTGATAATCTAAAGGCAATTGATTTGTATGGCAACTATCAGTATACCTTTAATAATGAGTATGAGGTTTATAGAGCAACTGAAATAGATTTAGATGAAGAAAGTGACTATTATTTATACTCGTTTTTAAAAGTACTCCAGGAAATTGGTAAAAAGCGATTAAAGAATGCATACAATGAGTTTAAAAATAGATTCCAATTGAATCTACAGGTTTCAGATTTGGATCCAGATAATTATGATAGTCGAAACCTATTGTTTGCATTAATTCTCTTTCGTATTTTCTATGAACTTGGATACTGGCAAACGCAATATGATTACAAGTATTATGAAGAGTTAGTTACCTTTTTAAAAGATCAAATTCAAAGGTTTAATTGGGTTCCAGGTTTAGTTGAACTTGGAAAAAATACTGTAAACCTCATTCATATGATTCTCTGGCTTATATTCAATGACGATGCATATTATAAGGCTTTATACAAGTGGTATTACGGAGCAAGTGAAAATCCAAGACTTTACTCTTTTCCACTCAAGTGGTTTTTATATGATACTGATACTATGATATATTACTGGCGTGAGGCTCATACAAAATATAGAATAGTTCCAAATGATGAAGGATACTGGTATATTCTACACGTTTGGGATACAATTACGAAACTCCACTTCATTACCTATAACTGCTATCCGTATCCTTGCTCATTTGCTTTACATTTATTTAAATCAACATTTCATATTTTGTATATAATGTGTACTCAGAATATCTCCAGATATATAACTGCAATTACTAGATATGGTTGGCAATTGTGGCAATGGTATTCAGCTCCATTTTCTCCATGTATTGATCCATGGTGTATACCCTGTAGAGGCTGGGATGATCCTCCACGTTATAATGGTTCTTGTCCTAAAGTATGTCCAACTCCAAATCCAGGTTTAGCTTACAAATTTTACTACGATGTAATTCGTTTGCAATCAAATGACATTAAGTATCTTTTCAATTACACATTTGATGCATTTTTAGATAGGATAACTGATAAGTTTCCTAAATGGCTACGTAAATACTATGGAATTTACGATAATTATGTGGACTATCGAATACTTGATACATTTTACGAGCATATTAAAACTATTGGACGCGAGAGAAAGTATCAATATCTAAAGATTCAGGATCCCAGATATCCAAACAACTTTTTCAGATTTACACTTTACAATGGATTAATGGAAGTATGGGCCCAATGCCCCTGGGAGGGGCATCTATCGCTTGTATGGAATTACTATTTCAAATGCGCGTTAGAAGTTGCAAATAATCCAACTCCAAAGGTATTTGCATACTACTTCGGAGTACTAAAAGTCTTTTACAAAGCATTTTATAGCGCATATCTTGAGTTTCTATTTAACGAGGGACAACGATATTTAGATTCAATTGATAGACTAAGATATGCTGCAGAAAATTTAGCTGAAGCAATTAAACGCCGTCCTTGGTAGCAAAATGCAATTTAAATATCGGAATAAGATGACTTGGAAGAGGTTTTTTCTCAACAAGGTATTTATATATGATTTCAAGAATATTTTCGTTGAAGTTTAGTGTAAGTGTTTTACTTAAATCTAAAAGTAATTCCTCAATTAATTCATCATATATTTGCCCTTCGTTGAATGCTTGACGAATAATATTTGCAGCTTGATAATTTGAAGTGTATCCTAAGGTATCTAAAACTGCAAACAATGCAAATTTTTGTTTGTCAGTTAGTTTCTCAAGGTTTTGAAAGAGAATATCTAGATTCGGAAGTAGTAAGTTGTATGATAGCAACGAGATGTTATAGTATCCTTGTGTAGATACATTTTTCCAAATGATGTCAAGGATTTTACTTGCTTTTTCAAAATCCAATTTTGGTAGAGTTATAATTGTAGGTAAACGAGTTATATTGTTTTCTCTGATGATAGCTAGAATATCACTTGGTTTAAAATACTCTTCAAATTGAAATTCGTAATGAAATTTATCCAAACATTTTGTATTGTAAATATTCAATGCAGCAAGCATATCCTGTTTTAATTTTGGTACATTTTGACTTTCTAAAAATGAATAAACCTCTTGCCAATCCTCAGTGTCTTTAGTCTCTTGCTTTTCCTCAGCATTCAATGTATTCAAGTTATCAGATACATCTTGATCTTCAAATGTAGGAGGAGCCTGTTGCGGCTCCTCCTTATTTGACTCGCATTCATCAATTAATTTTTGAAAGCTTAATGGTAATGCATCAAAATCTGAATCTACATTAGATTCCTGGCTACTACTATTTACTGATATTAAATTTGTAGGAATTTCGGGTTCAATTTCGGGTTCTACATCATTGGAATTCTTCGGACTTACAATTTCGTTAATTTGCGGAATTTCTGGTTCCTCGGGTTTATTTACGATATTTTGAGGAATGATAGGTTCTATATTTACTGGATTTGAAATAGCCGGAATTATCGGGTTTGTATCAACAGTTGTTTGTTTTGCTTTAGCATATAATTGAAGATTTTCAAATTTCTTATCAAAATACACTTCAAGCATTTGTAGAAGAGGAGAAATTAATGTAAATTGATTTACAAGTACTGGGTAATTTGCAATATAACTAGATATCATGCTTACAAACAAGTGGAATTGTATTAAATCTATTTCAAATTCGTAGGTATTGGTTTTATTGTTACTTAAATTACGTTGCTTTAATTTGAAAAGAATATGAGAGTTTTTATGAATGCAAGATATACTTACCTCTTGATTTTTGCGATTATTCACAATAGTTAAAGTGGCATATGAGTCACTTTGATTTATGAGTTTCTGAAGCTGAATATAAAATGCATATACTTGCTCAAGGGAAGCAGTGAGCATGAATTTATCACCATGAACACTTGTATCCAAATTTGAGTACAAGCCAAAGGATAATTTTGCAGCATAATTTGGAAGCTTAATTTTTGGTTTTATAAACCAAAGTCTAACTGCAAAATACAACTTGTACTTTGAAATAAATTGTTGGAATAAAATGGGACCCTCAATGTAAATGTACTTTCCGTTTACTGTAACCATTTATCACACCTCCTTTTTTCCTCATCTTTAAAACTATTTTCTTTTTACTTTGGATAACATGGGAATTTTTTATGGGAATTTGCTCAATATTTATTTAGACGGATCTATAATTTGAGACCTTCAACGATTTTCTTGATCATTTCGTTGACAGTGAGCATCCAACGTGCAGATCCTGGAGAACCGGATGCTGTATAAGTAAATAGTGTATTGTAAATTGGTTGGATACTCAAGATGACATCAATATTTAGAAAACGTCCTTGATGTGTAAAGATTTGTAAATCACCAGGACGTAATACTTGTATTTCTGTTACAACTCCCATAGGAATATATCCATGTCCTTTGATATTAACATTCAACACCCAAGGCCAACGATACATATAAGTTCTATCTGCCCTTGGAGCACTCATAACAAGAAGCATTGTCAATGGCGTAATTACCATATCTATTAACTCTTGTCTATTTTCAATTGATGCACTTAATCTGATTTTCATATTGTATGTCATAGAACATGTAGAGTCATGCCATACTTTTGGTACGTCAACTCTTTTACCAGAAAGCAATTGTCCTGCAAAAGAATTTGCAAATTTTTGACGCAATTCGGAAGTCATAGGAATTGCACCTAATATCTTATCTAAAGTTGAACCCATAAAGGTTGCAACTTCTCCAAAAGGACCAAACATTTCCTTTAAACTTGAGGAAAGCATCTTTTTAAATGCATCCCAATTACCACCACTTAAATATGCAAAATCTCGAGCAAGTGAACCAATTGTATTATTCACTTCTTGGAATGTAGATTCTCCATAACTATTCGTAATTACGTCCTGAGCTGAGAAATGTTGTAGTGCAAATTTAAATGGAGCATGTCCTATTTTACTAGGAGATACTCCTGCATAACTAAGTATCTGCATTACAATTGATAGGAATTTTGATGAATAGTCAACAAAGTCCCAAGCGTTAAGCATTGATGAGGATCCATTGTATTTCATTTCTCCTACAAAGATTTCAGCTACAACAAAATTATTATCCCACTTAAATGGAATTTGCTCTCCCAACACCTGTAGCTCTACAATTTCTGGAAGTCCATATATTACCTCTTGTAATGGAATTTGAGAGTAATTGGTAGATGCCTTTGTAAGAACATCAGGTTGTGCTAAGATGTTTTCAGTTGGACTTTGCGTTGCTGCATGTGCTCTTGGAATTGATGGTAAAAGCGTATTACTACCGGGTAAATCAGGAGATCCGTAGGTAGTATTCGTATCAGGAGTGTTGTAAGCACTAGTATCTGTAGCAGAACTTGAAGCACTTGGTGAACCATGCGTTGGTTCAGTCTTAGTAGGAATAATTTTTAAATCGGGACTTGGAATAGCACTTAACATTGGACCTGTTGTAGCATATTCAGAAAGCGGTTTATCGTTTAGATACACCTGTTTATTTAAAAGCGATATGTTTTCAGGCGAAGGTAAAACATTTTGGAGCATTTGAATTAGAGAATCGGGAATATTAGGATTCTGTAGGATTTGCTCGTTGAAATCTGTATTATAACGTTGCAAATTTGATTTGTATTGTGCAAGTGTATTATCAAGCATTGAAGACAAACTGTTTATTTGGCTATCCAATTGAGATAGAATTGGAGCTATATAGGGACTTAGATTTGGATCATCGACATATTTTTCTAAAGTCTCTTTTGCATTTTTTAGCAAATCCAGTTTTGTTTGAGTAATTTTTGCATCAACAGCCAATTGTAATAGATTGTCGTATTCATTATGGAGATCAGTTCCTGGAGGATAAGGATTATATTTTGGAAAGGATATCGAGTCGAGTTCTTCAAGTGCTTTATCAACCGAGTCGATATATTGATTAAATTGGGCGAGCTTTTCATAAGTTTTAAATGTAGAATCGTATTTATTTAAAACATCATCTAATTTTGATTTAAGCTGAGATTTTTCTTGCTCGAGAGATTTAAGTTGTGACTGTAATTCATTGTAATAATCAGTGTTTGTAAGATTACGCGCTTTCAGCACTTGGAGCTGATCATTAATTGCATTAATCCTGGTATCGTAATCATCAATCATTGATTGTAAGCTTGCTGTCTCTTGTTTGAATGCACTGAGTTTTGCTTTAAGTGCATCTAGTGTAAGCTGAAGCATAACCACCTGCCTATGGATTTAAATTAACAAATGCATTTATTAGAAAGTCATAAAAAGTATTCGGAATTAGTTTTGTTTTATACATATCCTTTATTTTGTATTTTAAGGTGGAAATAAAGAATTTATCAACAATTTCGTCTATATTCAGGTAACGCGCAAAGATGTAGCTGTGATAGGGAATGTAGCTCAACAAATACCAAAATTCAAAATCAGAATCGCATAATGCATTAAGACTTTCAACATCTATAAAACTTGCAAGATAAGTTTTATCACATTTTTGATGAAGACTTGCGAAAAACTTATCGTTATACAAAATTGTTGGATCTTTTATAAAATACTTGAATGAATTTGGTAAAATTCGAATCTGCTCGGTAAGTGAAAGATTGTAGATAATTAATGCTTCTGGGATAAGGGTTGAAAGATATGTTTGATACTCTATAATTTGAATGATATCTAAAAGTGTAAGTATTTTTGGCTTCAAGTAGTATTTATTATCAATTACATCAAGATAAGTGTAATCTGGGAATAAATCTAAAATCGAAATGTTATGCATGAAAATTCCAAAAATTTTCTTCCACTTTGAAAAATCATAGACGGTTTCAAGATTTGCAAATTCTCTTGATGAGAAATACTCAAGAGAATATCCCGCTTGTCGCCATCTATAAATTACTTGATTGTCAATTTGACTTAAATACGCATCTTTATTTACAAAGATTTTTCGTAGCATAGGGTATATCTTATACTTCTCATTGTTTGTATAGTAGAAGACATTATCATTTTTCAAAAGCTCATCAATATAAAGTTGTACTAGGAAAGCTTTATTGAAAACATACTGAATTTGCGATACATCTAAGGATTGACAAACAACTGGAATCTTCCTTGCAATAGATGCATAAATTACATCGCGAATATTTACAGGTTTTGTGTAATCATCGTATATAAGAAATTGGAGAAAACTTTTGTTTTTGTACGTTGGTAAATCAAAGAAAAATGAACTTAAAGCAAGCCATGTAAAGTATAGTTTAAATTGATATCCGTAAATTGGGAAAGTTTTGTCGAGAACTGCTTCAAATAGCATGTGTATAAAATCATGATATTCATTTGGAAATTGCTTGATGAATACATCGAGAAAATAATTAATGTGATTAATTAATTGACGAGTGATATTTTCGGCAAAATTCTTGAAGTTATGAGTGAAAAAGTAATACATTGTAAATATAAAATCCAAGTATGTGATAAATTGGTATAGATGTTTTCTAAGGAAGGCAACAAGTTGGGAACGATAGTGTTTCCAGAAATTATTTTTGTTATAGATGAATGTATTGTTATATTGTGATAAGTCAAAGTAGTATGCATAGGATTTAGCTTCGTTTTCAAATTTTACCTTTTGGAAACCTGAAAGTAAATCTGATAGCTCCTTAATTACATCGAATTCATAAAACGAAATATCAATTTCGTTAATAAGCTTATCAATGCGTTCTATTGCCTTTTTATACTGTTGTAAAAACTGACGATTACCTGTTTCTAAAAATGAAATAAATGTATCAAGAGAAATAGAATTTGCAAGTAATGCTAAAAATTTATTACGATATATCGAGTAGAGATATTCTTTTATTTTCCGCGTAAAAATTTTTACATTGATTTTGTATTTTTCAAGTAGTTGTGAAACATGTGGATTCTGAAACATTTCCATCAAAGTATTATAATATGCGCTAGCGATTGCTTTTGCACCATAATCCGCTAGATTCTCAATGAATTTTGTAGTTAGTAATTCTTTGTATCGAGATATTATTCTTTGGAATAACTCGCGATTAAATGTAAAATGGCTTTGGAGATATTTGAAATGAAAATCGTTGTTTATTTTACTTGCATAAATGTTGGAGTCAATCGATAAATTCAACTTATCGGTAAGATAAATTGTAAAGCTTTCATCATACTGCAATTGAAGATAGTATTTATAATACTCCAGTGCATTGTAAAAGATATTGCTAATTGCAGGAAGTGAAGATGCATCTATATCAAAATTAAATTTCCTTTCAAACGGTAGCTGTAGATATACATTAGCAAAATCTATGAATTTTTCAACGTCAGTATCATACTGTCCATCTAGTAGCTTTTTAACTATTGATGCATAGTATGAAGTTTGTTTTGTACCTACAAAGTAGGAGACAAACTCATTATAATCAACGGAACTCAAAAATTTTGCCTGATGCTTTAAAAAATGAATCATAAAAATTTGAATGTAGTCCAAAAATGAAATTGATGTAAAGTCTGCAAATTTTGATACACATTCCCAGTAATGAGATGCAATTAAGTCAGTATCCAATTTATTACCTAATACTTCGGTTAAAAGCTCATTAAATAGCACTACGAAAAATTCTTGTAATGTAATTCTCTTAAAAAACTGATTATGTTTTGAATACACGTTATACAAGTTTCCATTGGCAAGTAAAAATTTGAAGGACGTTATGAATTTACGAAAATACTGGGCATATTGTTTGATTAAGTAGGTTGGTATACGATTTTCTAAATCATTTTTATGAATTACGTATCTGAATAAAAAGTAGCAGAAATCATCCAGATTCTCAATGTATTTTAAATTGAGTAGAAAGATCCATAGGTATATGAGAAATGGGAGAGTGAGTGAGAATTTTCTATCGTAATTATCGAGATATTGTTGGATAAATTGTTTTTGCATATCTAAGATTCGAGCATTTAAATAATCCTCAAATAAGCTTTCATTAGGATCGCCTTCAAAGAAAGATTTCTCATCAAATGGAAATAATAGGCGTTTTAAAGCTTTCTCAAATACCATATTAGCAAGAATCCTCCGTTACTCGATATACATGTTGGAGTTTAATTTCAATGTCATTTACATCTTGAATAGATATATACTCTGGCACATATTCTTTTTGATTTGCAACATCATCAAGCTTATATCTATAGACTATATCAAATGGTAAACTAATATTTACTACCTCTACAACTCCAGGATATTTCAATAGAATGCTTCTAATTTCATCGCGATATATTGATGCATCAAAACCTGATTTAGTTTTCATAAATTCAAACAAGTCGTTTTTAATAGTATCCAAGAGTGAAACTTTGAAATTACGATCAATTAAAAGCGTAACGGTAAGTTTTAAGGGTAATTCAATATTTGTACTATCGATTACCTGAGGATCATATATAATTGGTGAGCGATAAGAGTTAAAGCGTATATTTGAAATGTAACCCCAGGTTTTTGCAAATCTAAGGATACATTGTGTTGAAAATGGTAGTTTGCTATATGCGTTAGAGTAGAGTTTATCAAACGTTGCGTAAATTGTTTCAAAGCTATTTGTTGCAGTTAGAGTATAGTAGTCTCCAATTTCTAGAATTGGTACTCCATAAATTGTATATGCCTTCTGACTAGGAATATTTTTTAAGTCAGCTGGGATTTTAAATGCTTCAATATAAATGCTAGGATCAATATTTAAAACTTTAACTAAAGCTACTTCTTTGTATTCTTTTAGCTCAATTTTTGGATATTGCACTCTTAATCTACCGGCATAAAAACTTTCAACGTTTCCTTTATATACATTACCAATAATTGTAACGGTAGTTCCTTGTCCTTCAACAACAGGAATCATTTTGTTGGTTTTTCTATCAAACAAATAAGTATTCTCAGCCTGATATAGATAATACTCTTTAGATTCCTCAAGGGAATAATTTGAGTCAAGTACAATATATTGCTTTTGTGCATACTCATAATTGGTTGTAATTAGATAATGCGTATAGTTATCTGGATCAAATTTCATGTCAGAGTATACTGAAATTTCCTCAGGTTCATTGTTTGTGAAAAATAAAAAGCATTTATCTGGTTTAATTGTTGGATCGGTACTGTAAATATTATATTGCAACTGTAGATAGGATACTGTATATTCATCGGCATAGCTCCAAATATATGGGAATTCGTAGATATATTGGATATTATCAATGTATGCGGATACAAGTTGTTCTCCCTTATAGAAAATCAAGCATTGCCATTTATATCTTACTTTTTCCTTTAAAAGATTTGATGGAATTGTAAAGTTTATGTAGATAAAACCATTTGGATCAAAAGATATATTGTAGTCAGAATTATCCAATTGCGTAATTAACTCACCCGTGTCTTGATTATAGAGTGCTAAATGAATTTCAAGATCATCTTGATAATTTTCCTCGCTTAAATCTAATGAGAAAAATTGTAAAGTTAATTGATGTTGATAATATCCCTGATTATATTGGATTGCCAGAGTTGAAGGTTGGATTAATGAAACTCCATCCGTTTCAGAAGGTTTGGAAATTAGAAAATGCCATGGTAATGAAATACCATGTAAATATCGATAATACTTGAAGATTTTAAGCTTACTATCGTAACGTAATGCAAACGGTATTACTCCAGATTCGTTAAATTGAATGTAGTTAGGAGTATCTGTAAAGAGCGAGGAGTCTATAAATGAAGCTCTATTATATTTTTTGTCAAATGTATATACAATTGATCCCTGAGGAATTTCTGTTTGTAGTACATTTTTTAGTGTAATTGTATTAGTTTTAAGCGGTTTGAAATTGTAGTATAAAACTGGATATAAAGTGGTTTGCAAAGTTAACGCGTAATTCCAAGTTGCAGTTACATCATCGTAATTAAGAATTTTTGCAATATTTTCAAAGTCATTTACTGAGATAATTCTGTCTTTGGAGTAAAAATATAATAATGCATTTCGTTTAACTGAAAAGACATCTTCCTCGTCTTTTCCATTTGTAAATGCATAGTTTTTACAAAAAGTATCGTGAATTTCGCCGGTAAGTAAGTTTGTACATGTAGTTGCAAGTTGTAGAGAATTTTCGGGACAGTTACCTTTAGATCCTCGAGTATAATAAACATGGATTTCAACAGTGTCCCCAGGTTTAACTCTTTTGCCAAATACTCCGTTTGAGAATACAAAGAGACATGTTGTATCAAGTTCTTCTACTACATAACAGTACTCATTTGGATTTGCATATGTAATATCCTCAACCTCATTTATAAGTTGGCCGTTTACATATACTTTATACTGAGTTACATAATAATCAGGTTTCCTTAATACGAGACGGTAAAAGTCTCCTTCCGCATAATCGGTTACAGTAAATTCATGTTTATCAAATTCTTCTTGAACTACTTCAATATTTGCTACAATATATGTATTTCCATCAATATGCTGAAATTGTCCAGTACCTAAAAACCAGTTTTCATTTTCATCAATATAGTAAACAACGAGACTTTTATCACCTGCATAATACTTTATAACGTAGGTGTATTTTGGATAGTAAACAGTATTTCCATATGTAAAATAATGCTCACTTGGAGAAATAACGGTTTCGAAATCTTGACTAGGATCAATGTTTATGTAAAACGATACAGTTCCCGATGCAGGAACAGCTCTTTTACGTTTATATCCAAGTAGTCGTGCATTTCTAAGAATATTATCAGGAATTGTTGCAGTTAGAAGATTTGTTTCATTAAAAAGGTATGCCAAGTAAAATAAAACGTTTTGATCAGCAAGTGCAATGATATGCGCGAGAATTGAGATAAATGAAGAAGGACTTCTATCAATCTTTTGGCCAATAGCTTTCTCAAAGTTATCCAGAATGTTTTCTTTTATCTGCTCGATATATGGTGTAAAATTCATCTAGTATACCCCATTGAAAAAGTTTTTATACTAAAAAAGTAGTTCAGCGAGTAAAAATAGGTAGGCCTGGAAGCTTCCAGGCCTACACAATGTATCAAAATTAAGATGCAGTTGTTCCTCCACCAACCTTGTCCCCTTGATCAGATTCAATTGCAAGCATTTGGTCGTATCTTGCTTTAAGATAGTTGTTTGTACAATGGGTTACTGTTTTTGGGTAGAAGAAGAATCTATCATAAGATAAGGTTAAAGAAAGCATTACTTTGTCATTTGTTGCAATATCGTTAGAAATATTGATTGGTAAGTTTGTTGGCCAGATTCCTAAAAATTCAATTGCAAAGATGATTCTGTCAATATTTGGATCTGTTAAAAACCACCAACATTGTCCTTTATATAAGTCTTGAGCATAAGGAGAGGAAGTAGAAGCTGGTTGATTTAAACCTTTAACTCTTGCAGCTCCAGATCTCATGGATCTTAATTGGAAGAACCACTGTCTAATAACAGACATTACTCTACCGTTGAAAGTTTCCCAGAACTCAACGGTAAATGTTTTATCTACTTCAAGTCTTCCAGGAACAGAGTTCCAAGTTCCACCTAATCCATCAATAGTAACTTGAGTAATTGTTGGTTGTGGAATATCGATTTTTGTGTTAAATACGTTGAAGATGTTATCTGCAATATCTTTTGTAATTTTACCGTGAGAATCGTCTTGGTTGTCAGTAAAGATAGTTTTTGGTAGGTTCCAGGTTATGAAGAAATAACCGGAAACAAGAGGTTCATCTTCATATTGCAATCCGTCTCTTACTAAAATCCTGTTAAAAATGTTGTTTAAGGAATTAAAATTACTAACTCCTAAAGCAGTTGTATCACCGTAAAGTTTCATGACTCAAAATTCCTCCCTTTTCAGGATCCAGAGTTACTGTTCTTTTTTATAGATATCCATGACATATAAAGTAGAAAGTAGATTTTGACATCTGTTTTCTAATTCTTCATCTGAAAAGATAAAATCAACTGATAATTGTTGTGTAAATGTATATAGCTCAACGTTTCCAGTATCTATTGTAAAAATATCTAAAGGTACGTTTACAGGCCATACTCCTATTAAAGCAATTGCAAAAGTAACTGTATGTACCTGTGGATCAGTTGTGAATAAAACCATATTCGCTTTATATTTTGCTTTGTATCCGGAACCATAACTTTCAACTAATCCTGGAGTTGCATTTGAGTATATATCATAGCTAATAGGCCTTATTGCTTGATGCCATGCTCTAAAAAATTTTGTAAGTGACATGTATTGTGAATCAATGAAGCGAATTGTAATGTTAGTAGTTTGCTGAATTTTACCAGGCGTTTTGATTTGCAGAAATCCATCCCATGTTGTAATATCTAAAGTCCAATCACCTAACGTTACCGAGCGTATTAACGTTGCAACAGCATTTTGTTGATCTTGTACATTTACCAAATCATAGTTAGATAGAAAAGTTTGAGAAATAGGAGGTAGATGTTCAATCCATGCAAAAAAGTATCCGGCTACTGCAGGTTCAAATTGATATTGTGGTTCATAGTTTCCATTGACATTATACCAATCAACACCACCTTGTCTAGTTAGGACATTTTTAAATACATTTGGCATCGAGGCACCTATTACATGTAGTAATAAAAGCTCCCAGGGGTTAACCCCTGGGAGCTAAATTCACAATATTCAATTTTTTGGATTACTTGATAATGAAGTCGAGAAGAATTTTTTCCAATGGTCTTACAGGTACAAGTAAAATTGTAGCATGAGCCATCTTTTGTTTCTTTTCGTATTCTGTAGCTCCAACAGTTACGTTGAATAGCTCTAAACCGCGTCTTGCTTGAATTTCTGCAAGGAATGATCTAATTCCAGCTTCAATTTGTTGCCATGTAATTGGATCGTTTTGTTCAAAAATGAAGTATTCACAGAATTTTCTTAAGGATTTTGCAATATATAATACAAGTCTTGCAATGTTTACGTTTTGTAATGCAGATGGTTTTCTTTGAGAGGTTAAGTTACCCCAAACTACATAAGTTCCCATTCTTTTTGTAAGTGGGTTGATTTGATTGAGGTACCATCTATCTAAGTCTGCATTTTTAACTACGTATTGTAATTCGAGACATTGGAATGTACCTCTGTTAAATCCTGCAGGAGCAAACCATAATTCACCCATCTTATCACTTCTTGGAATTACGTAAGCCATATGATAAGATGGAGCTACCCATAATTCTTTTCCTTCATGTTCACTATAGATTTTGGAATATGGTGCATAAATTGCTGCTTGCCAGTGGTTGAAGGATGCCATTTCATTATTTCTGATAGTTACTGCTTCATCAGGATCTTTAGATCTAGGTAAGTCAATTACTGCAAAACAGTCTCCTCTTGTTAAAACGTAGTCGAGTATTTTAAGTTTGATGTTAAGAGGATACCCTGCGTCAAAGATTAAGGAAATGTCGTTATCGTAAATATCTACAACTCTATCATCAAAATATCCAGAAAGTGCGTAGTTCATTGCATTTGCAAATACAACTTGATCAAGTCTACCTTTTTCGTCGTATAATGCTCCAAATGAACCGTTTCTAAGTTCAATAAGTACTCTCTCGTTAGGGAATGGAGATCCTGGATTGTATTCATAAAATGGCTCTAATACTCTATCAATAATTCTCTTGTTTGGATCCTTAGGATCTGGAGTTTCAACAGCCCATTTTAAATTATCAGCGTTTACTTGAATTCTTACGTATTTAGAGTATTTATTAAGTACATAACCGATGTAGATGGATTCTCCAGAGTAGTCTGTATCTTTTGGATCGAAGGATACTACAAATGGACCTTCAATTGGAGAAAGTGTATTTGTTGTATCATCATATCTAAATACAGTAACTTTGTAATAACCTGGATTTGTTACATCTGGTATAATTCCAATTCTAAGTGAGTTATACCAAGGTCCTCTTCCAACCCCGTAAATTACAAATAGTGGTTTGAAAGAGTCTGCAGCTGGATTAAAGTTATACCAGTAAGAAGATGGATCTGTATAACCAGGGAAATATTTATCAGTAAATCCGTTGCTTGGATCTAAGATTGCGTCGATTTTGAGTTCTTCCCAGTTGGTTTCAGTTAAAAGTGCAGGAATTGTTGTATCAGTTTTTACAATAAGTGGGTTGTATTCTAAGTCGATATCGTCAGTTCTAATTGTAGTTGCAGAAATGGATTTTGTAACATATCCAAATTGTTCATCTAAGTCGAGTGTTGCATCTGGATCTTCTGGTACTCCATAAAGTGGATCAAAGTATCTTACAAATGGAGCAACTCTGTCAAGATTTCCATTTGAGTCAGTTTGATATACTACACCTAAAGTCATATGAGCAAAAGTAGGTGCTGGAAGAACTTCACCGCTCACTACAGGATGAGCATAGTCTTCAGGAATATTTTCTTGAACTGGTAATACTCTCATTACGTAAAGCCAGGTAGATGCCTTCTTATAGTTGATAGCGTTATATAGTCCTTGTCCGTATTTATGGAGGTTTGGTTCTCCAAAGTATACAGGTAAATCAATGCTTGATGCAAATAACATTACGTTATCTTCACCACGTTCACTTAAAAATGGAATAAACCCTATTGTACCTGGAATCTCTTGTAAATATGTTGATAAATCTGTAATTCGTACGTAAACACCTGGGGATATCATATCCATATTATATGCGCCTCCACTTCTACGTATTCAAACTAAAATTCTAATTGTATGTCAAATTAGAATCTTACACGCCATGTTAATTCAATTGCAATTGAATCATTCTTTGGAATTGGCTCAGGCTCAATAAGTCTAGAGAATAATACAATTGGATATCCAGTAATGTCATCGGGATAAGCCATAAATAATCCCCATTCACCAATTGACGTTGCAATTGTTGGATCGTAAGAAATATCGTCAGTTTCTACTTTTATTTGGAATTCAGTTATAACTGGTCCTAAAGTATCATCTGTTACAATTTGATAAGTTCCAATGCGTTTGTAGATATATCCTAAATCGGGCATTTCGGGATCTTTGTAGTAAATTGAAGTATCAATTGAAGTATCGTCAGATGCTTTAAATGGTAATGGAGAAATTAATTTTGTTAAAGTATATGCAGATGCGGTAGTAACTGTACTTTCGCTACTTGATGTTTCTGTACTTGTAGTATTTGTTGTAGTGGAACTCGCATTTGAATCAGTTGTAGTATCGCTTGAAGTAGATGAACTTGATGAATCTGATGAAGATAATAATACTTGCGAAGAATTATCAGTACCTGCTCCAAATAAAATGATTCTGTAGTTGTCTGCTTTTTCCCAAACAGTTGGAGGTACTAGAGAATTTGCAGGTTGAGTTAATGGCCCAAGGGTAAACTTCACTAATGCTAATTCATTTGCTACTTGTACAATTAAGTTCTTTTCATGTCTTACATCTAAGAGTTTTCCGTTTTCATATATTTTTCTAATAACTTCGCCTTTAAAATACATAGCATTCCTCCTAATAACTGTTAGATTCTGGTTCGTGTATAAGTTACTTCCTTTAAAAGAGTTCCATTTGAATCAAAAGTTTTAATACTATAGTCAACGCTCATATCTTTAAACAATCCAAACTCTTCAAATAAAATCCAGTCGCTATACTCTCCCAAAATAATATCTTCGTAAATTGTATTAAACGATTGACACTTTGTATTATCAATTGCACTAGAATCTGGCTTTACACCATCTAGAGTCCAGTTGTATACAAATTTAGATTGATCGTAATAAATTACCCCGGTGTAAGGAAGATAACAAATGATGCGATCTAAATATGCGTAAAAAGTATTGTTGTATTTCTCAATTAGTTTTTCGCAATGTTCTTGAAGGGGAAGTCTTTCAAATGGGTAAATTAAAATAGTTAAAGCTCTTTGTAAATCCGTAATGTTCAAAGTTTCAAATACCGACTCAAATTGCAAATATATAGACTCGTCGGAATAAAAAGTTACATAATATGGAAAAATCTTACGATAAATTTGCAAGAAACTAGCAATTGACTCTTTAAAATTATAGTAGTTCGTAAGAAGACATTTTTCGTATTTAAGTTGAATTAAATAGTAGTTTATCGCGTCAATTAATGTGGCAATGAATTTAAAACACTCACTTTCTGGAAACTGTTTTACTACATATGTGTAATATGCTATGTTTACGGTAATGAGATACAAGTCGTAATTGATTTCTTTTAACAACTCAAAGTTGGTAAAAACTTCAAATTCTTCTTTATGAGTTTTGGTTAAATCAACAGTATAATAACTAACAAACTCATTAAACTTTTCCGTTAGATTTTCTTCAAATCCTAATTGTGTAGTATACCTATCGTAAAATGTAGTTGCGGCGAAATACGCCGCATGCTCTAAAATCTTAAAACCTTTACATTCTTCATAAAACTTGCTTGCAAATTTTTCAAGTAATGGATCAAGCTCTACATGTTCTTGCAAATAAGTACGAAAATCTAAATATTCGAAAATACGTTGTTTTACATATTCAACGCATAATTGAACTACTTTATCTCTAATCTCTGGAGTTGTAAAGTAGCCAGCATATGTATATTTAATGTACTCCGAAATTAAATACTCATTGTCTTCAGTTAGTAGTAAAAATTGCTGAAAATCGACATTTACGCCTATCAAATGTAAAATAAACTGACGAGCCAAATAAATTTCTAAAAACGAGTAGAGTTCGTTTGTTTCTGTAAAAGGCTGTAAAGTTTTCTCTAGTATACCGTGGCGTTTATAGTTGTAGTATGCAACATATGCCAATGTATTGAGAAAAAATAACTCCGTACGGATTTCTTTTACATACTCAATTTTCCCGATAAAGTATAAGGATGTAAATGTAGGTACTGTTAGTTGCTCGATAACCTTAGGATCCAAACGAAGTCTTTTTAAAACGGTGTTTGTATCAAGTAGCAAACCAGTATCTTTTGTTACAAACGTTATTGGATCTTTGTTAACTAAAACAACTTGATCACATATCAATTGATAGACTTTTAAAATTGACAGGATATTTTCTATAAGCTCATTAATTGCAAGCCTTGAAAATAGATGTCTAATTTGATAAACCATTCGTTGTTGTAAGATATCAACTGCTTCAACATCAAAAAGGTAATCAATGTATAAAAATGACATAGTTTTGAGAAAGTTTTTACCTGTTAAATAGGAAGGCTCAAAATAGGATGTCGCATAATTTATAATACCAACACTTCGTTTTGCAAGAAATTCTGCTAAAACATTTGCAAACTTAAAGGATTTGTAGTATTCAGGATATTGTGATAGGATAAAATCAAGAGTTAACGAGGAATCAGCATTATTAACGTAATCGATATACTGTTTGATAAAAGTATCAGTAGTTAATGCCATCTACTACCTTGGATTTTTTAATAGCGTATCTAAATATTGAAATGCATAATATGTACATGCAAGTAAGTAGAATTTATCATTGCTTGTCAATGATGGTATTTGTCCATCTTTAGTTGCCTGTATTTTACGATCTTCCAAGTACTGCTTAAAGGTTAAAGCATTTGGATCATCACTTGGTAATCCCCTAAGAATCAAGATACATGGATTTAATGAGTCATAGCTTAAAAGTTGGAAATTATTGTACATGTATTTTGCAAGTAATATATTCCAGATTACTTTGTATTGCTCATATAAATATGCAAGTACATTGTTAACGCATTCATCAACCTGCATATCTAAAGCCTTTAGACATGTGTCGAGAAAATTTAAAAATGCCGTATATCGTTTGAACTTGGACTCTTCAAAAAAGTACCAAACGTCATAGTTTAAAATGTACTTTTTATCTACACGTTCAAAAATTTTAGATATTTCGTATTTATCAACCTGTAGAGTTAGACGGTAGAAACGTAATGGAGCTTTTTCAAAGAAATTTGAAATTTGAATATTTACTACTTTAAACAAGCGATTATGATTAACGCTTGTGAAAGCAATCTTATCAGCATTTGTAGGCTCAATACCAAAATGAGATGGAAAAACTATGTTAATTTCATCTTGACGGAAAATTACTCCAGTTTCATTTGCTTCTTGAGTTTTTGTGTATCCAGAATCAATCATATATACTGGTAAGTCTACAAATTGTAAATAGCGCAAGCTTGAGTAGGAGTCGAGTTCATGAGAATATAGTGAAGTTTGAGTTGTTAGGTTAGGTTGCATTTGCGCTTGGAAATACTGACATTTAATAGGAGCTGGAAATGCACTATAAATCAAATGCAATGCTTTTAAATAGTCTAGTTGATAATCAAGTGGATTGAAAATCATATTTTAGAGTACCCCGAGTACTTTTTCGATATTTAGTATAGATACGTATTTGTCAGCAATTTTCAAAAGGATTCGATAAGTTAAATCCTTTGTTTTTAACTTCAGCGTAATTTCAGCATATAATTCTTTATTTTCAATGCGCTTTACAATTACATTTACTAAGTCAAAAATTTGACTTTGTGATAATGCATAAGTCAAATCGGATTCAAGTTGTTTTCGTAGTAAGTCATCTAGATTGTCAAATACTCTATTTAAAACTTCGGAACCGAAAAGACGATCGTAAATTTTAGCACCCTTTGGATATGTAAGTAGAGTTAAAATATCCCTTACGATAAATTGAGTATAATCAGTAAGACATTGCAAATCTACTGCATTTGGTTGAATGAAAGGCTGAAGATCTATCATTCTTTCTTAGGAATTCTCCTTTCAAATTTCTTGAAGTGATTTGATACGGTTTCAACTTGCGATAGCTTTCTTTGTATATCGCTTACATCTTCACCAGCTTCAAGTGTACCATCTTGTAAAAGAATGTACCGATCTGCCATTTTAGAAGCAATGAATTTAAACTGTTTTTCAAATTTGTAAATTTTCTCCATAATTTTAACAATTTTCTTTCGCGGAAGCTTATATAGAAACGTAGGATCCACTCCCAAAAAGTATAAAACTTCTGCAAATAAAGTAGTTTCAAAATTCTTAAGATCCTGGACGAAAAAGATTTATAACAGTGGATTTTAGATCCCCCTGTAACGCATGATTACAATTTTTACAATTTGCCTTAAACTCCATCTTTAAGTAGTATTTGTTTAAAGGTGCCCAAGAGTTTACCTTTTCCAAGATTTCAGCATCAAATTCAGCGATAACTTTAACTAATTCCATTATGGTATCTAAGAAATTTGGATCTTCTTGATTCCAGCTAATTGTAACAGATTCGCCAGTAGATATCTGTTTTACCCCATCAATAATTAAGCATTGAAGTAATGCAGTTGTAATTAGAGGTAAATTGATTTCGGTTATATTGTATTTAGGCCAAAGGCTTTTATCTGACGAAAGCGTACCTATAATGTCATTTATTATAATAGCTTTCTTATAATTTGGGAAGGATACACTGATTTCGATATCTCTTTCGGGGAGTGAAATTACGGATTTTGCATCGAAAATTGGCTCATTGTTTTGATTTACTTTTATATCGGTTATCAAATTTTCAAAGGGTATTGAATATGTATTTTCTTTTTTACAATTGGGACAAGTTACTGAAAAACTCAATTTCTTTTCGGGTACGGTTAATATTGCAATTCCAAGTACGATTGCGGCAAGATCATCATCAATTGTATGGGTTAAAAAGTACTCAAAGTCATTTTTATAAACTTCTTTGTTTTCGATGCAATTGTAAATTGCATGAAGATATAAATAGGATGCTTGTTTGTTGTACATAGTAACGGATTCACGCAATGCTATTTCTTCTTTGAATGTGAGACCACGTACGAGTACCTTTTTTCCAAAAACCGGAGTTATAACTTCGTAAGTAGGATGTTTTACTTTAATAGGCATTACTAGTACCCTCCTTTTTCTACTAATTTTACATTAAACAAACTTTAACGGTTTCAGTTTCATATTCTTGCAATTTTGTAAGAATATCATATTCGCTAGTTTTAATCACAATGTTTTTAAAGCGCGCAGTAAATATGTCTATAAAGAATTGCACGTAATCAATCTCAAATGTTTTCTTAAAGTATAAAAATGATGGTCCAATATAGATGACGGATAGATTACTAATGTAAAAGTCAAAATTCACAGTGCAATAGAAGTAGAATTCTGCAAGGTAGAAAATGTATGTAACAAGTGTATCTAAAAAATCAATATCTGTAAGTTTATGGCGTTCCTGCTCTAGATGTTTGAATACTAGTTGAAATGGTTTTAGATATAATTCCTCAACATGCTCCTTAAAAATATCTGACTCAAAACCACATTTTTCAAGAATAGTGCGAATCTGTTTACATACAAATTCACACAGTCGTATAAAAATGGAAGACTGAGCATACTCACATTCATTCCAAATATGACCATTGTAATATACAATAAGTCGGCTTAAAATATCGTATATGTTAATAAGTTGCTGTAGTAAAGTATAAACTATTGCATACGTATTCTCTTTAAACTTATGATCAAATGCAATTAAAGACTCGAAAATTTTTGAGCGAAATTTATACAAGTCCGCTTTATGCGTATCAATTTTCACAAATAATCTGAATAACCTAAATGAGTCAAACTTTAATAGTAATTCGGATTGATTAACTGATTTGATTTCTAATTCCTTAAGGACGTAGTAAAAATCCCCAGGATCCCTACATAAATTACAATCTACCTTACAACGTAACTTCATTGTTACCCGTTTATTAATATGTACTTAATAATACCATCCTTTGATTAACGTAAAAACTTATCGGTTCTAAGCAATGAATCAAGCTTTGTAACTATTACCTCCACCTGTAGATATATTTTATCTAAACGCTCATGAATGTGTTTAAACTCGTCGAAAATGCGATTAAAATCCTTATCCCTTAATTTGGTATCAGTTTGCATTTCTTGTCTCATTTGATTTAATATTGCTTCGAGTTTGCTTGATGTCTCGCGCAATTCCTTGATGAGTTCATCAATATCTACATCCTTAGTTTTGCTTTGTTCATTATCATTAGAGCTAGACTTTTTCCCAAATTTCAGTCCTAATTTTGAAATAAGAATTATCAATCCAAAAATAATTATCGCTATTAAAAACAATAGAGAATGTAATGGATAGCTATCAACAAATACTTTGAACGCAGTTATTGTTTCCCTATCAAGCATTTTACAATTGCTTGCCGTCCTTTGAACTTATACACCTACTAGAAAGTCAGTGTAAACCTCCCGAGTTCTTCTGCACGCTCAAATGCTATGTTTCGTAAAATACATGAACCACACTTATTACATGGTTCTCCATTTTTATTTGGGTAATAGCATGAATTTGACATTGAATAATCTACATTTAGTAGTTCGCCCAATTTTACGAGATATGTTTTCGTTAGGTTTATTAAAGGGGTTAAGATAGTCACAGTATTTGGAAATTGCGTTGCGTAATTTGCAACATATCCGAATCCAAATATATATGGGTAGGAGTTATCAGGATAAGTCATAGATTCTGATAAATTTGCTCCCAATACTACTGCGTCCAATTGATTTTCTTCAGCAATTTTTAGAGCGTAAGTAATAAAAAGCGTATTACGAACAGGAATGTAATGTGAACTAGATTCTGCTTCTTCTTCATCAAAATTAGAGATAGGTGCCAATTCAGGCATTTCAATGATGTAAAGCGGTAGATTTAATTTTTTTGCAAGCTCTCTTGTTTTTATGAGTTCAATTTCTGCGGCCAAATGATTGTATGTAAAGTGAAGCAAGTATGGTTTTATATTCAAGCGTAATAAAAGATAGACGTTGGTGATTGATTCCAATCCTGAGGAGTATAAAACAAGTGCAGTTTTACAGTTTACATTTCCCTCAAGATAAAATTTTCTTTCAATAGGATCTACTTGTACTGTAAGATTTCGATATAGCATTTTTATATACCTCCTTTTTCCTTCTTCTTTTTTATACAAAGAGTGCAAAATTTGATACGAGCATTCCATCCTTAAACTGATAAGTAAATGCTTTTAACCCTGCTTCCACGACGATAATTTTCTTTAGCATTTTGTGGTAGAGAATGTATAGAGACATTCCTTTGGTTTTCTCTTTTAGATGTCTTGCTATTTCAGATACTTCAAGTTTTTCAGACATCGAGTCGATATAAAATGCAACAAGTTGAGTATCGATTATTTCGTCAGTTACCTTTACGTTATCAAACTCGTATACTATACCATGATGTAAAAAAATATAGTCGCGCAAATCCAGTGGTTGAATTTCTAGAATTAAAGGTAAATGGGTATCGATTGGTTCAGTTTCCGGAATTGCACGCGCATATAAAGCAATTAGTACTTCAGGATCGCCTTTATGCTTTCGCTCGTAAATATTGTAAACTGCTTTCTCAAAAACCTCCTTTATATTTTCTGAACTATGCTCTTTATCCCAAAAATGACCAACGTATTTTTTTGCAAAATTTGTGCTATAGTTGATAAATAGATGTCCCAAAGCATCATATCCGCGATAAAACCAAATACGTTTTAATTTTTCTGGCGTAGGAATGATTTGCTTAAATAGTGAAAGCTTTCCGTGATACATGATAGTAGTACACATAAAAAATACCTCCTTTATGTTTTTTGTCATGAATTATTTATGCAGATAATAAAGTTGGTAAGTAAACTGTAAAATCCAATTCATTTGCGATATTAATTGCCGTAGTTACAACTAGATCATACTGTCTAGAGATTCGCTTTAGAGTTTCTATGTATTGAGAGTTATATGGTTCTTTGTAATACATTTCAGTTGTTAATGTAGTATTGAGTTCAAAAATTGAAATAGTTGGTATGAATGCACGTAATTTACTTTGTTGAAATTTGTAGTACTCAATACCAAAAGTATATAAATTATGCATACCTACAACCAATAGAGTTCTTTTTGCGTTTAATGCTCGTACTATATTTGGCATATAATATTGAGTACATATGGATAGCAAATCCTTTAGTAAACCGAATTTTTCGCTATAATGAAGTGCAAATACAAATCCCAAACTCAATGTACATGAACTACATAAGCTAACAATGGGAATATGATCAATAATAATTTTGTTTAGATTTGCTAGACGGGCTATAGTCAAATTTGGATTAAGATACCAAGTATTCATTCCGCAACATGGTAAATCTGCAATAATAATTTTGAAAAACCGAGAAAGCATCTTAAGACATGCATCAAGATAGTCTTTGTTGTAAGATCCGCAGCATCCAGTATACACATATAGCTTTTTTTGTACAGTTGGTTTATTTACACGACTGTATTTTCTACAGGGACAGCTCATTTTTACATACCACCTTCTCTTTAAAGTAAATATACAAAGTTGTAAATTTCATGACGGTAAAATTTTGGCCCGATTTCAACAAGTCGTTCAAATGTACAAGCTTCACTTTCATATAAATTAACCCACGCAATATGATAGACGTACTTCTTTATCCATTCCCAGTCGAGTTTAGATTTTGGTTGAATTAAATTTGGAAAAGGGAAATAGTTGATTGAATGTTTAGCTAAAACTTTATCAACATCTTGTAATGTAGCAAATCCTTGATAATATCTGTAGAGCACATCGTATACTTCTTGAATTCCGAATGCTAACGTTGGAACTCTCACATTATTTTTTGCTTGAGCATAAAGGAAACCTTTTACATATTCCTCTGGTATTAAATCCTCTGCAGTTTTTCGTGGGATAGTTATTTTGTTATACTTGTAATGGAAAATAATATAATCTGGGGTAAAATTACACCATGATTGAACTGGAATATAATGAATATTTCCTTCGGAATCTTCTGTTTGAATAAACACTTGCTTTCTAAAAAACTCGAAGAAATAAATTTTTAGCCGTTTCTCACTCCAGTTTTCAAAGTAATACTGCATAATTTCATTTACGTAATCGGTAAATTGATAGGTTCTGAATTCAGAGTAGCGCAGTAAACTAATAAACCTGTCGCGATACGAAGGAAACCAATATTCTGCTACATCTTGAGCCCATTTTTCAATCACATCATCTAAACTAATGTTGTCATAAGTACGAATTGCACTCATTGTTTTACCATTGAAAATTTAAGGATTGATTAATCTAGAGTATTATTTGCATTTGGATTTTTCAAAGCTGCACGTTCTCCAAACCAAAAGCCAATTAATGTGGATACGGTTCCTGAAATTGAAAGTAGAAATTCTTTATACGAAAGCTGATGAGTATATAATCCTATGATCAATGCAATCATAAAGAGTCCAATTATTAAAATCGTAAGAATTGGACGTACAGATGCTCTGATAATTTCCAGTTGGGTTTGCTTGAATAAGTATTCCTTTAAACCATCTTTACCTAAATACTTTTCTAAAAGTTGAAGATCGCGTTCTTTAAGCTCCATCTGCAGTTTCTACATTTCGTACTTTTATATTAACCTCCTCAAGCAGTCTATCTAGATGCTCAAAAAATTTCTCATCATAGGTATTATGAATAATACTATGACATTTCGGAATTAATTTATCAACTTCAGTTTCAGATGGATGCTCGTCGTTATCTGTTTTTCCAATAATTCCTACAATGTATCTAAAAACATTGTAGATTTTATCGTTAACTACGTAAACATCTGAAAATTCTAAAATAGCTTGGAATTCATTTGGAAATCGCATATCGTCAATAGTTATCTTAGTAATTCCCTGTTTTATAAGAGTTTGAATCATACCAATTGCTTTAGCTACCCAATAATCTGAACGCCATGCTCTAAATACATCTGTACCGATAAATTGCAAAAGTTTTCTAGCAATGCGTTTTCTATCTTCAATATTATCGGAGTGGTAATAATGATAAATACTTGCAGCAATAATTGAAGCTACACTATGAGAAATTGGTAAATTTGGTTCAAAATTTCTTAAACCCGTAATTACATAATCAATTAGTTTTTGCATTGAGAAATCTTTAAGAGCAGGATTTAAAAGTTCACCTTCTTTATTAACTCCAAGACTTGCAACTAAATCTTTTAAAGGTTTGGCAAAAGATACTTTATGAAAACCGTATTTTTCCACTAGATATTGTGCTGCAGTTGTTTTTCCGGATCCTTTTCTTCCTACAAATGCAATTACATAAACAATATCGTTCATTGTTAAGAGTACCTCCTTTTACAGTTTTATTTTTGTTTCTTATTTTTATTTACGCGGATGATTTTGCGAGAAACTGATTCAGACATTGAGAAATTATCTTTCGGTCCAGTTGGAAGTTGTTTGTTTTGCATCATATACAATAAATACTCACGTAGAGATTTGAATTTCATTGGGTATACCTCTTTATAATGTTGATTTTAGAAATTAAAAAGCGATTCAAACTGTAGGTTTTTAATACGATGCACGTTATAACCATATACCATTATATCATATTGTAGTAAAGTTTGTGCAAAGCTTTCAGCATCTTCCGTATGAAAAACCTCTAAAATCCAACCGCGGTAAAAAGGAAGAAAAGGCGATGTTAAAACTACATGTATCCCTGGTTTAAAAAAACTCAAACTCTTTTGTTTTTCTTGTTGTATATAAATTGCAAGAGGTTCTGGGAAATCTTTGGGAAATTTTTCTAGTTGATCCAACCAAAATGCAATTGTACTATATTTGTCAGCATATAAATCAATTAACTCAGGTTCAAAGGGAATTTGAACCAGTTTAAAGTACAAAGCTTTAGGATGTCTCATAAAACGAGAATATTTTTTTAGTAATTCCTCTGGAATTTCCATAGGTTGCATAATAACCCTCCTTTTCCTTAGGCTAACACGGGTGCTCTAATTTTAAGACTATATTCTTTTGTACCGAGTTTTAATGTATGAAGATTTTCATCGGCAATATAATTTAGGCTTCCTCTAATAAATCCAATCCATAGTTTATCATTATCTACAAGTAAATTATTACCAAGGTAAACTTTTGGATCAACGTTTTGAGAAGCAATAAGCGATGTATTAAATACCAAAAAGCATTGATTACCAAGTTTTATAGCAAATGGACCATATGTTTCATGTGTCAAATTTAAGCCAGTTAGCAGTTTTACTCCGTAATATGTATAGCTATTAACTTGATACGTATTGTCAAGATCCACATACAATTGACTATAGGTATTCATAAGGATAGAGGAATCGTAAAATGCCTTGCCATTGGAGTCAATTAAATAAAAACCGAAACCTACGTCAACCAGATAAATAGATTTGTCTTTAAAGGTTTTGTCAGTTAAGTAGGCTTGTTTATTTACTGCAATCCCAAATGGGCCATAAAACTTAGAAACAATTGCATTACTAAAATCAACTTTTGGAATTAAGTAGGATACATCATTCCAACTTTGATCCACATAAACTTGTTTTGTTTCAAAATTGTATATACAAAGTGGAATTGTTCCATTAAATAGTAAACCGTAGGTTTCATTGATTGGTAATACTCGGAAATATGCGTTTTCAAGTGATACCATTTCATATAAATTCCACGGATACAATTTTGGATATGTCGGATTCTTCTCAAGTAAGTATATTGAATTATCCTTGTCGATAACTCCGTAACCTAGTGATTGTAAAACTTTGCGATCATTATGATAATGTACTGCATAAATTCGGAAGGTTAAAATTGGTTTGTCATTAAACCAGGTGATTTTTGAATCATTATAATCGATTGCTAAATTTTCATTAACTTGGATTACTTCAAGATATGGATAAGTTTCAAATATAGATTCATCAAATAACTCAACTTCAGGTTTTGTGATTAAGTTATTTTCGTATAAATATGCTGTTAAAGTACCTACATTTCCATCGGATGCTAAATTTGAAAACATTTCATTTATCTGCGCTATAACGTCTTGGTTACATAATGTAGTAAATAAGCTTAATCCGAGCAATGTAAGTAAACTTGATGATGCATTCGGATTAAATAAAAGAGATGCCAAAAGATAATTTGAAGCAAGTGAATTTAAATATGTCACGAGGATACTTGCTAGATTATCGTAGAATGCTTGAATAAAATCGAGAAGGTTTTGTAAAATTTGTCGGAGTTGTTCTATAACCGTTTGAATTAAATTGTATACATGCTTAAGTAGTACTATAATGGTAAGAATGCTTGAATTTGCATAAAGCTGGGTTAATAGATTATATAAGTCGTCAGTGATTGAAGTTATTTGAGACATTTGTTGACTTGCAAGTAGATATTCTTGATTTGGATATGTTTCAACCCACTGTTTTAATTTATCACGAAGCTGTTTTAAAATTTCGCAATACTCTTGGTAACATTTTAGTTTTGCGGCTAGTTGCGGAAGCATATTTGGATTAATTTTGAGTTTTATTTCCTCTAAAAAACTTGGAGTTGCTTTATAAAAGTCGTAATACGAGCTATAGTTTCGAAGTCTATATAAGAAATCTCGATTACCTTGTATAAATTCCACAAATAATTTACATGAATATGATTCTGTAAACTTTATGATGTCTTGCAAATACGTAAGATACTCCTGAATATCTTGCAATATGGTTTCTAAGTCGGATCCAATTTCATTTAATCCGTAATTTACAACTTGACTTAGGATATAAGTATTAGTACCAAGTAATTCATCGCTTACTTCCGATTCATTTAGATAGATAATACCAAATGCAGAGTCGTGATAATCATACATTGGATTTACTTCATATAAAACAATATCGCTTAACGCAAAGTCATACTCAAACTCTACATTCAATACATTATTTGCAAAAAGTTGGATAAAGGCTTCATAATGATACTTTGCTTTATCGAAAAATAGATGCCACCACTCCTTATCAAGCATTTCAAATAGTGAGATAATATATTGCTTTAAAGCATTATAGTTGACATTAGGAATCTCATTGGTATCAAGTTCTAAAGTATCTGGCAAATTACTTGTATTACAGAATTTAAATAACGCTTCAAATTTTTTCTCGATATCGCACAGTCTTTTAAAGAGAGCGAGAGCATTTGCAAACTTACTTTCATTGTATCCAAGTGTAGGGCATACCTCATACAGTTCAGATAATGATTTAACTGATCCAACAATAATATCTACGTAAGTATCATTTAAACCAAGCGTATGTACAAAGTATTTTGCAAGAGTTCTCTTTAGGTTTGTAATAATTATGTGGATTGGGTAAAATTGTTTGATGTCATAGCGATTTTGATTGTAACTTTGAACAAGAGTCTCCAATACTTTAGGAGAAATGAAGCTTAACTTAGATACCGTACGTACAATTTGCTTTAGAGTTAGGTATAAATTTTCGGGAGATGAATTTATTTCACTATATGGCAATACATGTTTTAAAAAGGATAGAGCATACATTTGGTTTAAAATTAGATTCCACTCATTATACGAAAATGGTTCAAGGGTTAACTCCTTAAGTTTTTCATAGTTATCAGTAATCAAATTGACATCTATACTTGAAAGGTTTCTTGCATAAGTATAAAGCTCTGAAATAGTCTTATCAATCTTATTGATATCGAAGAATTGTAAAATTTGCTCTAGCTTTTCTAATGCTTCAAAATTTAGGTAAGAAAGTGGTAAAATACACTCGTGGAAATTTGAAAGTTGATGTATTGTATTGCAGTATTCGTCAAGATGGAGTGTAAGCGTATGGTTTCGGAAATAATTGTAACTTTCCTTCCAGAAGTTATTTAAGAATTCAGCTTTTTGTACATCAAATGCTTCTTGTGTTTGAATTAACTTGACGGTATCAAAAAATCCGCTTGAATTACGATATAAATTTTTTAAAGCCTCCTCAAGAGTAAGCCACTTATCCAAATAACTCTTTAAATCAACAAGAGAAAATAAAATGTCTTTAAATGAAATTTGAAAGCTTGCTACATTTGCTCCAGTTTCAAGAAAACTGATAAACTCGGGATTAAAATACATTGAAGTATAATTGAGAAAGTTATTTACTAAACGACTATAATTTGCATAAGGATATAATGCATGAATATACGTATGCAGCGTATCTATAAGTTGATTGAGGGATTTTTCAAGTACGCTATATATTTGTGGAAATTCAGAAAGATGACTCTCGTTAAAATTATCGAGATACATTTTGAAGACAGGAGCAAATTGAGTAACCGTTGGAGTTTGGAAGTATGGAGCATTAAGTGATTGTAGCAAATCTAATTTTTCCAACACTTGCTCAATATTTGAAATTGCAATGTCAAATGTTTCGTAGGAAATCTGATACTCAAATGGAAGGAATAAAAATGCTAAAATTTGAGCCTGAAATAGTTGATATAAATCATTATGAGCAATATCGAGATTGAAATTTACTATCGTTGCAATTTCATTTAAAAGCTGTAAGTCAATAGTATTTAAATTGCTTTGTTTTAGTTTATTGATTTCTGCAAGAAATTCGGCATATAATTCATTTTGTAGTCCGAGACGTAATTCATTGTATAAAACTGTTGCATCCTCTAGATATTTACGTAAATCATTGATAGCACTGGCAACTTCATAATACAATTGTAAATAATCTACGACATTTTTTGGAAAAGCCTCACGTAATACTAAAATGTATTGGTAAATTGGTAAAAGCGCTTTATAAATTGTCAAAAATGGATACCATATAACTGGAATATCAAATTTAGTGAGCGAGTAGATATATGCTTGTAAATCTTTATTCTCAGAGTAAAATTGCTGCAATTTTGGAATAAGCGTTTTTAATTTATTGTATGCACTTTTAAGTTCTAAAGTTGATAATTTTGGAATATAGATGTTTGCGAATGCATTTTTAAGACGATTGCATAAACCAAAGAATGCTGCAACAACTGTATAGGATTTGTTACTTGCTATATGCTCATCAAGTACTAGCGCTTTGTTGTATAAAGTCTCTAGAACTTTTTTGAATTCAGCAATGTAATCAAAAGGTTTATTAGCATTGTAAAAGTATTTTCGTAAAAATGCTAGATAATTGGATTTCGAAGTATATAGAAAATCTCGGAATTTAATTAGTTGTAGGTAGGAGTTGTAAGACAATGTTTCGGCATCGCTTGGAAAAAATGTATAGAAGTCGTCTGATGTTATTTTCAATTCATCATTTTCTAAAATTTCTAAAGCTTTACTGTGGGCTTCCTGAAAAAGAGTTTTTAACGAGTCGAATTCCTGAGATTCATAATATTTGATTAAAACTTCAAGCAGTGGCTTGATAGCATATACTTTTTCGAGCAAGGTTATTATTTCATTTAGTTTTTCAAGATCCTGTGAGATTGCTTGACCTGATAAAAAAGCTTCAATACTTTTTAATTTAGCTTGAATTGGAATTAATCTATTGGCAATCATTGTCAAAATCGGATCTGGGAATAAAACACTATACAATCCGAGCTTGGATTGTAATGTTTCGAGTATATTACATAACTCATCTAAACTTTTTTGGACATTCTGACTCAAACTAAGAATATCATCATTTTCAATTAAGTTTAAATCCCGAGCAACTTTAAGATACAAATCTAATGTAGCCATGATACAAATACCTTCCTGCTTTTTTATTTTCTGTTGGAAAGACTGTAAAAGCAATATTTTTGCAAAGGACATCTATGGCATTGAGGGTTTCTTGCTGTGCAGATATATCTTCCGAAGAGTATAAGAAGCAAGCATAGTGGAATCCAGATTTCTTTAGGACAACATTTTTCAATACGAGATTCAACATAAATTGGATCCTCAACATTATTTACAAAACGTAGTCGATTTAATACGCGTATAACATGTCGATCAACGATAATTGATGGAATTTCATGAATAATTGCGCGAATTGTTGCAGCAGATTTTCGAGAAACACCTGGTAACTTATACAAATCTTCATACGTATGAGGAATATTTCCATTGAATTCATTGTACAAAATTTTTGCAGCATTTATAATCATTACCGCTTTTTTCCTGTAAAATGGAATTGGTTTGATAATTCTTTCTACGTCTTCGATTTTTGCATTTGCCAATTTTTCAAGCGTTGGATATTTTTGGAATAATACTTTTGCAACTTGGTTAACTGTCTTATCTTTACTTTGTGCAGATAAGATAACTTTGATAACAAACATCCATGGTTCTTCGTTTTGATTGTATAGTTCATGCAATTTACGATTAGGAATAAATACCCGATTTTTCCTAAAGAAATCTACAAGTTCTTTATAAATAAGCTTACAAAAGGTTTTACATGATAATTTTGGATACATGTTATTTTGAGTAGATTTCATCGAGGTTTCTCCTCCATTCATCTAAATCCATTCCGTAACCGTAAAGCCATTTATCATCTGTATATTCAAATCCATAGAAATCAACTTTGTCTTTTCCAGTTTTGGTTACAATAAGAGCACATGTGTAAATTTCCACTGGTTGTAAACCAAATATTTCCTGCAATGTAGTTTTAAGATAATTGATTGTAGTTCCAGTGTCGCAAATTTCATCAGCAATAATTATTATGTCAGGTTCAATTTTATTAAGTACGTCTTTTAGATATTTTTCGTCGTAAAGTTTAGGTTCCCCTTGGTTACCGTCGCTAACGTAGCTCTTTAAATGAATGGTACAATAGGTGAAATTTTCAGGAAGCTGACGCATTAAATCAGCGAGAAAAAATAAAGCTCCCTCCATTATTCCAACTACTAAAACTTTTTTGGTTTCAAAATGTTTACTTAAAACTTTTGCAAGACATGCAATGGTTTTTTGAATTTCTTCTTTAGTAAATACTGGCTTCATTTTAATACCTCCTTTTTTTTATTTTATCCGCCAGAGTCAACATTTGGAGATGCAGTAATTGCCCAATCAATACCTGGACAAAAGTTAAATGCTAAATCAAATAGCCTATGAACTTTTCGCCTATTTGCATATACAGTATCAGAACCAGTAATCATTATTCCAGGGTGAGGACCGCATACACAAAATGCTATTTCTAAATCAAGTAAACGCATTTGCATTTTACGATTGGTTCGTACATTATGGGATCCAAGTATTGAAATACCAATACATGGAGCTCCACATCCAAAACCAAACCTCAAATCCATTACCCGATGGTTTCTACGCGGCATGAAAGTTACTCCTTTTACCTACAATAGTATTCTGCATTTTAAATTTAAAGGATTCAGATAGCGATAATAAGACATACCGTCTTTGATTGATGGAATTTCACTGGGATTGTTGATATAAACTTTTTCATTGTTTGCAAGGTAATAAAGTCCATTTTCATCGTATAGTAAAAACATGTCGTCCCAGGTATCGGATAGTATTAGTCTTGATAATGCATCAAATTGTATAATACCGCTACGTCCTTTTGCAATACATGAATGTAATGTTTTCAAATATTTTTCATTTAAAAATGGTAAACGAATATCAATTGACTCGTCGGTAATTTTTAGCTGTTTATTATACTCCGCCAGATTTTGAATAAAGTAGTAGATTTTCCGATGTTTTAATTTATACGGAATTGGAAAAGAAATTGAAGTTATAAACAGCGGTTTATCAAATACAATTTCATCAAGGTAAATACGCATGCATTTTCCAGAAAAACCATTTTGTAAATTTGTACGTATTAACAAGTACCAAAAATTTTGTAGGCTTTCAATGAAGTTTGTGTAGATAGATTGATTTTGTTTAACGAGCAATCCAAATAGTTTTGTCATAAAGTATTTTTGAAGCTTTCTGTTTTTAATTTGCTTTAATGTTGAAAGTAATAGTTCATCAGATAAAGAAAGTAGTCCATTTTGTTGCAAATACTCAATGTATGTAAATCCTGCATTTGAAATATCGTACTCGTATCCGTAGATAAATTCAAATTGGCTTTTTCGTAGTGGAATATTTGGATTATGCTTGAATTTAACTGGTTTAAAATGAATGAGTTTAACTTGAATAAGTCTTCGTTCAAGCTCTAGATACATGTTGTATAGGTTATCGAAATTTGAAGGAGCAGTATATGTTGAGAAGAAATGATATAAGAAATACTCCTTGGAATACATGATTAAACTCCATTTTTATTTAATTTAAACAGATGTCAATGCGTTGAAGACCATATCTGCTGTACTTAGCTTTTTGACGAGTTCTTGTTCAACCTTTAGGGAATTTCCTTTAAATACGTCGTTTAAATTTATTGTTGTGACAGATAAAATCATAGATAAAACGGAGTCTTTTAAACCGAGTTGCATATAAAGTGCTTTTATATAACCAACCAATGCATTTATAAATGCTCTAAGAGAAATTTCTAAAATTGCATTGATAATTGTACTTTCGGTGACGGTAACTTTGTAATTGCTAAAGCTAATGCTTGAAAGTATATTTACCCCAATGTACCAAGCCTTTAAATAACCAATATATTTCTTTGTATCTAAGATTTTAACGCAGAAGTATCCAAAGAGTGCATATGCGATAAAATCATCGCTAGTCATTGAATTAATTTGCTCATAAGAATTTAAATAAACGTAAAGAATTTTTGTAGATTTATCGTATACTGACGCATTTACGTTTGCTTCAAATATATACACTAAATGAATATCGTCTGAAAAGTTTTCCACAACATAATTGACAAACGCATGTATTACGTTTTGAATGTATTTATTGGAAATAGGTAACTCGAAACGTTTTGAATTAATATTGATACGAATTACACGTTTAACTTTGATGTTTTTGCCAAAGACGTTTTGTAAAATTAAACTGTAATAAGTTTGCAGTCTATCATCTGGTAAATGAATATTGGGAAAGAATTTTTTAACCAAACGATTGATTTGTGATTGTGAAACTTGTTTTCCTTTCAAAAATAATGCAATTACAATAGCAGTTACGGCTTTCGAGGAAACAAGAGTTTTTAACGAAGCTGCAATTTGCTTAAGTAAATTTTCAAACGGTACTTTTTTGATATACAAATAGTATAAACATGAACCTATAAACCCAATGATAATACCTATGAAATAGGTATAAACTATACGCGCAAATATTTTCTCTAACGCTTTTATTTTAGCGGATGCAAAAATCTCAATAAAATTCTTCGTAAGCCGGTTGATGATTTGTTTTATACTAGGTGTAGTTAAAAGTAGGGATACAAGCTTTGAAATTAGAATCACTAGTATTTTTTTAGTGAGTTTCCTTGCGGAGATTTCCTCAATAACTGGTAGTAAATCCTTATACTGATCTGCAACCTCTATTATTTTTCGGGCCTTTAAACTTTTGATGACATCTAAATTAGGAGAAAGATAATGTTCATCGGATAGTGTAAGTAGCATATAACCAGTTAAAAATCCAGTTAGAAAAGCAAGTAAAATTGCATAAGTACTATCATTGCTTAAAAATAAAACGAGAAGCGATGCAAAGAAAATCATGTAGAAGATTACAATTTCCACACGAGGTTTAAAATCCTGTTTATCATATTTATCCAGGATATAGGCAGTTATAACTTCAGTTGTTTTAACTATAACGGTTTGTATCATTGAAGCTCCCTGTTTTACTTATTTTTTTCTATGATTCAACTAGTTTTTCCAACATAGGTAAATCAGTAGAAATCCCAAATTTTGAAAGCAATGTTTGTATTTTTGTCAGTGGATACTTTTGAGTTGCAAAAATACTATCAATTTCATCTAATATTGAAACTGGTAGATTTTTTTCAATTTCAGAAAAAGCAATCAATTTGTAGTTACGTCTAATTATCGACTCGTTTGCAATTAGTTTTTTATATGCATTTAAAATACGCTTATTGGTAGTATTTGGTGCTTTTTGAAAGAAATCGTTTAAATTTTCGGGTTGAAGTATATCTATAAGATGCGTTAACGTTTTAGGCCCAATTCCTTTAACACCAGGAATGCCATCGCTACTATCTCCGAGAATAGATAAAATTTCAGCAATTAAGTTTGTTTTATCATAGGTAACGTCAGGTAAAAGTTCTTTATGAGCATCTTGAATACGAGTAATAAATTTTGATGAAACTTTACGATAAACCCAAGTGTTTTCATTTACACATTGTAGCAAATCTTTATCGTTTGATAAGATAAGTGCATTACATGTGTTTTGTTTATTTACGATAAAATGCGGAATAAAATCTGCTTCAAAATACCGAAGCATAAATGCGTAAGTGTTTGGTATACGATTCAAAAACTTTACGAGTGCTTCGAAAATATTTTGTAATACCTTTAGATAACTTTGTTTTTCGTTTTCTTTTAGAAGAACCCATGATTGATACCGATTAGATTTATACGTCTTTAAATATTTTTTATGGTAAACACTTTGTCCGGTTTCGCAAAAAAATATCAGTGAACCAAATTTAATATGCGATCGTAAATAAAACATAGCATTCAAAATAGTTGCTAGAAATTCACTAAATGCATACATGGGATTTTCAAGAATATGCATGGCAATTTTTTCATCAAATATCATAGGCAAAGCATTTTTTAAGTCAATAAATACGTAATCAAAAGTTTTACCCTCAATCGTTTCAAGCTCTTTTTGTTTGGGAAGCAGTATGAATTTAATCATTTAGTTCTCCTTTCTGATACTGAATTTAAAGTACGAGCAAAAATAGATACGGGAGCATTATGCTCCCGTATCCTTAGTCTTTTTTCTTCTTATTGCTAACTGCAACTAATTTCTTAACAGGTTTTTCAATTTTAAGTGTACCATCTGGTTCCGCAATAGCATCTCTACTTTTATCTTTGTATATAACAAGTACGTGGCTATAAAGTTCTTGATCAAATTTTGCAGTAATTATGCATGGAATTTCAATATCTGGATTTTTGATGCTTTTTTTATCCTTGGTAAATTCAAATGTATAAACTGGGAGTTCTTGTTCATTTGCTGGTTCAGTATTTTCAGATGCTTTTGTATCTTCATTTGCATCCGGAGTTTGTTTAGGTTTTTCTATATTATCTTGCTTAACTGGTTTTAAAAAGATTTTGACAATACCTGTGGATGCATTGAATTGAATATCGACATGATCTCCAAACAATGCTTGTGCTTGTTTTAAAGAATACAAATCTAATGCTCCCAAATCAGAAAATTGTATTTCTATTCCATTTCCCAAAAATACTACTTTTTTAATGTAGCCATCTCTAGAAACTACATGACGGATAATCTTGTTTAAAATAGAGCGAATCGTTGGATTAGATACAGATGAACGAGCTCCAGTTGTTACGTGATGAAAGGCACCATTTAGATATATGTACATCTTTAAACCACCTCGTCCTTTTTATACTAGGTTGTATTACAGAGATTCAAATACCTGCTGTATATCATCTGCAGCCACTGTTTTATTTGGAGTAAATGGAGCAGTATTTGAAGCTCGATTTACATTGTTGTTGTTTCTAGATGCTTTACCATTGCTATTACTTTGTGATTTTTGACGTTTGAATACTTCAGAAACCATTGTTAATGTTGGAGCTTGATTTAAGATTCTAACAAGAGTATGCACTTTAAAATATGAAAGCGCAAGGTTTAATGAAAATAGCTTTTGTTTATTTGCAAATAAACTATAGCCTAGGTAGATGTGATTTGAATGAATAAAAAATGTTAATGCGCTCATTTTTCCTTCCGGGAAATGTACTATGGATAATTGTTTACCATCGCATTTAATATGATTTTCTTCAAATTGTGGAAATTCTCTAGTTTGTAAATACTTTTCAAGTGTATAAGCTATTACTGTAGCTTCATATAAATCTGTTGCAAAGAAGTACGAATTGTCATAATTGTATACTTTCATTCCTTTTTGAATTTGATTTGGAGCAACTGGATTTAAAACTGGAATAAATTGCCATGAAAGTTTTCCGTAACCATTAGCATAAAGACAGATTTTTCCTTTGGTTGAATTTTGAATTTCAAAAATGTTTACCATCGCTAGAAACCTCCTAGGATTTTATTTAGAATTTTTTGAGATGCATCATTCCGTAAACTCTTTGAGTTAAACCGTAGTCCTCTCTGAAGACTCCAGTTTTTGCTTGAGTTATGAAACGCGCATGTTCATCGTTTACTCCTCTAACACCCATGCATAGATGTCTACATTCTAAAACTACAAGTACACCCTTTGGATTGATGAGTTCTTGAATATAATCTGCAATTTGCTTTGTCAGATTTTCTTGTAATTGTGGCCTTCTTGCAAACCATTCAACGATACGTGCATATTTTGAAAGTCCCATTAATTTATCGCCAGTAATTACAGCAATATGTGCATATCCATAAAATGGTACAAAATGATGACTACATAATGATTTTACTTTGATAGGACTTACGATAAGTAATTCGTCTGGATTATCATTTGGAAATACAGTTATTTTTGGCGGTTCAGTATAGCAACCTGAAAGTAATTCTTCAACATACATTTTGGCAATTCTTCTGGGAGTACCTTGTAAATTGGGATCGTTTTGCCAATCAAAACCTAGAATTTCTAAAATTTTTGCAAATTCTTTTTCGAGTTTCTTTTTGATTTTAGCTTTTTCTTTTTCGCTGAGAAGTTTATTTTCGTGGGCAAACATTGTTTAAAAACCTCCTTCTTTTATTTTACTTCTATCTTTTATTTACTCAGATAAGTTGAGATTGCCGAGTGATCCAAATGAAGACATTAATTCGTTAAGTATTGCAAGTTCATTTGGAGCATCAGATTCTAGTATCAATTTTGCAATTTGATATTGAAGATACATTGTGATTTTTGGTAATGGATGCGCATAAGTTTCTTTAAATGTAACGACTTCATATAATGTAAAGTATTTATAACGACCATCTCCTAATGGAATCTTTCTAACGCCGGAATTTACAGTTATTATTTGGCTCTTTGGAATTGCTACAAAGTTTGGATGCTCTTTTTCAGTATTTCTTACGCCTATAACTAAATCAGAATATGCTCTATAAAGCATTGTGTAGTATTTTCTGTATGGAAAGATTACAACTAAATCCTTTTCGATGATAAAACCAGAACGTGCAAGTGCTTTTCGTAATAATGTAGAGTCAATCCAAAGAAGTTTTACTTCGCTTGATTCGCTTAGTGGATGCTCAATTAACTTTGCAATAGGTTTACCGTTACAAATTACTTGATCGTCTTTGATTGTGTAGTTTACGTAGTCCTCCTTTAAAAGAAATTTACATAAGTTGGGTAAGAGTTTTTCAAGTTCGTGGGCGTAACCGGGACGTAACAATACCTTCATGGGTAAACTCCTCCTTTATATGATTTTTTGGATTTATTCAAATTTAATTTAGACAGATTTTAAAAAATCAATTAACGCGTATACCCTCCGTTTACTATCGTGAGGATCTACAAGTAACCAGTCTTTTAAAGTAGATTTACGCGTATAAGTTTCTAAAACTTCACGTAAAGCATTTAAAAATTCAATATGAATAGTTGCTACAAATGCATCAGCCTCTTGTTCTTGACGACGCATAATTTGCATTACTTGTATCCAAAATATGCAACCGTTAACAAATGCAATTTCCGATTTATGATTTATATAGGTTCCAATTAGGGCGATACTTAGTAAAGCAGTCATTGAAAGCTGAATTAAATGTAAATTGAATACGTGTCCTAGTTCATGAAGGATTACGGCAACTAAATGTTTTAACCTTGCATTCTTATAATACAAATTGGATACAAACTCATAGCCTATATACAGCGTCATATGTCCTGTAAAGGATGCCTTTACAGCAGCTCCTTCAAACTGTTTTACAATAGCAAGCTCAATATCATACTTTGTTTTGTAACGTTTTAAAACAAGGTAATATGCTATTAAAAAAGCATATTTAACGATTTCAGCAATTGATAGTTTGAAGGCAGCAAGAGGTTGCTCCAAAATTAACCAAATATCTTTATTTACAAATTGTTTGAATTCGGATTTATCAGGTTTTACACGAAGTGTTGGTTTTGTAGTAGACGCGTATTTCAGAGAATCTAGTTTAGATGTAAATCTAGCACCTGTAACCAATAAAACACTATTTGAATAAATTTGGTTTACTTGACGAATTGGAAGTCTTCGTAGTTCCTTAGACAGTACTTTTTCAACAGTTTCTACGAATTCATCAGATACATGTGAACGTCTATAGAGAGCGACTCCCAAATAGTAAAAAACTACAAAGAAAGCCATTAAATTGGTTTCTTTATATAGCTGTTTTATAATACGTTTGTAATCTAATTTAAGTGTAAATGTTAAAACTACGCATCCTAATGCACCGATAAAAAATCCTGCAAAAAAGTATACATCGGAAGGTGCAACTGTTTCTACATTTGCTTTAATAACTTTTCCGCTTGTTTTTCGAGACAGTAGCTTTGCTAAGACAGAGGCAATTAGTAATCCAACTGCTACAAGTCCAATTCGTTTTAAATACTCATAATATAGAGTCCTTTCGTCACTTACTTCTTTATTTTTTTGCCCAAGGTATTGTATAAGAATATCAGTTAAACTGGTATCTAGATAGGTTGCGTAAATTCCAAATGCAGTTGTGAATCCTTGAACAAATGCCTGTATCTTTGATTTAAAAAACTTGTTGAAAAATAAACTTGCAATATTTAGTAGTGTTAAAAATACTGCAATCGAACTTGTAGTTTCAATCTCTTTTAAAAATCTCGGATCGGTTATTATCTTTTTAAGTTTCGCTAAACTAGTATATGTAAGCATAGTTTATATCTTCCTTCTTTTGCCGTAAGTCATTTTATAACTAAAACTATGTTAGGTTTAGAAAAAGGAGTGTATTTCAATGCTTCGTTATCAACATATTGATATAATTCGTAGTATTTGGCTTGGACCTGAACCTCCAAGTAATCCTTATGAATATCCAATTTGGATTGATACTGATGATTCGGTACCTTATGCCTACGTTTTCCAGCTTAAAAAATGGGTACCTCTCGATGAAATTTTAGGTAGAAAAGCAGTAATCTATCGGTTCTCAACAACTGTAACGTGGAGTACTCTTATTCAAGATGCTACAGATTATACCTTAGCATTCCGATTTCCTGATTTAGTTATTCCTGAATCCATTTTGTACTACTTTCCGCATTTAGATAAAAGCAACATTGTTGAAGCAAGTTTAGTTGTATCGAATTTAGCAACAACACAAGGTTTTGTCAAAATCAATTACATTCCGACGAACTTAAGTACAATTGAATACAGTATTAATGGACAAACTACTGCAATTTTTCAGCTTGTAAATATAGATGCCCTTGAAATTTATGCAAAAGGTGAAAAATTACAACTTGACTTAAGAATTACATATGGTTTAACTGAATCTGCAACTCCGGATTACTCAAGTTATTTCTAATGATGTAGTTATAAACTAATGTAAAGGAGGCTTATCTTCAATGATTCCAGTGGTAAATGGTTACGATAGATATGAGACTAATGTAGGTGTAAAGGTATTAGAAGGCCCAGATATTATGGTACTTAAAAATATGGTTTTAGATAAATTACCTTTAACTCAGCAGTATTTAGGTTATCTTAAAATGGCCGCTGGGGGATTTGAATTACAAACAGCAATTGCTGTACACTTAGGAGGAGATAGACATCCTTTACATCCTTGCCATTATCAATATGAGGCAAAATATCTTACAAATAAATTTTCTCTAATTCAGGATAATTTGGATCCAAATGTTTACTGGCATCTTGCAGGATATATTACTCGAATTTCTCGTCAAGGTACTAGATATTCATATGAATACTTAGCAGATCCGTATGGCACGATCGTTACTGAAACGTACATAACTGATTCTCATATTTATTTTATTTCCGTTGATATTAATGGAAATGCTCATGTTTACGAATACATAAAAGGCGGCGAATTAACACTTTTAGGTTACGGAGGTGCATTAGGAAAAGTTCAATTTTTAAGAAACCTATGTCAAGAGGATTCAGTAGTATATTTTTGGATGTGGCATGTACGTTTTAATGAGTATAATTTACGTTTCGGAACATATCAGAGAGTTCCCGGAAATACTACAAATACAATAACATTACAAACTTATACAGTAAACTCAACATCAAGTTATTACTGGGAAACATCACCTGGTGCCTTCAGGGAAACCGAAAACGGATTTGAAGCATATGTTGCAGTTCCTTCAATTTCTGATTCCGGAAACTGCGGAATAGAAATTCTTTATGTAACTTACGATCATCTAACTCAACAACTACAAATTGAGCCTTGTAACATAAATCCAAAAACTAATTTTATTGCTGAAATGGGCGGAGCTCTCCCAACAAATATCCGTTTTAATTTAGTAACTGCATTTACATCAGATGGAAAACTTCTATTGACTGCAGACTCTTCAACAACTACCCGTCCGCAAATTGCTCCATTTGCAATCGTAATGAGTATAGATGCAACAGATCCTAAAAGTTTAAGTATTGAAAGCGTAACTAACTTTACAGATATTGGTAGCTCATTCTTTGAGTATGCGCTACCGTCAATAAAAGGAGACAAACTATTTTTTATATCTTCTGGCGGTTATTATGAGTTTCAATATAATCCTACAACATCTGGTTATACTTACGTAACACAACAAACTTTCCCAGATTTACAAGAACTTGGATTCGATGAATTTGGAAGAATATGGGCTCTTACAAATGACAAGCAAATTTACTTAATTGCACCAAACATTCCTACAACTCTAGAAATTAGATTTGCAAACAATCAATACATTTGGGAAGGTACACCTATTGATACAAATATTTACGTAAACGTTTGGGATGGAGAAGGAAATCGTCTTGCAAAACCCGTTGAACTTACAATTTTATCAGATAATGCATACTTTATAGATTCTTCTGGTAATAAAGTAACCTCAATTACAGTAAATACTAACACTGATAATGACACTAGTGTATCTCTAACAATAACTGGCCCAGGTAGAGTATCAATTGATGGAAAAATTGTAGTATAACGAGACATAAAGGTTCCCGACCCAATAAAAGGGTCGGGAACCTTTTTTACTCGCTCGCTTGTAGTAATTTAATTGCATTTATTTTCTTTTGGAGTTCAGAAAAGGTATTCATAGTTTTAATAAGTTGTAGATTCTGAAATGAACCCAAATATAACTCTGAATACGAGTCATCATCATAATAAACATTGGTTTCCAGATACTGTCCTATAGGATTTGAAAAAGTAGCCAGAATAAGATTTATTTTGTTTCGGAAAAATAACTTGAATTTATCGAAGTCTACAATTAGATTTGTAGCAACTAATTCTCCATCAATATACACGTAAGGACCTTCTGTATCAATTTTAAAATTGGAGGTATTTTGTATATATTGCGCAATCTGATCAATAAGTGAAATATCCGAGTACGTTGTTTGTAATGTTTCAAGCTGTTCTGATAACTTAGTTTGTAGAGCTTTAATTAAAGCATCTATACTCATTTTCGTAACTCCAATTAAACGTCAATTTCAAGACGTTTTATTTGATAAGTCTCACGAGGACGTTCTACGGATGCATTATAATCTGGCTTATGTTTACGATAGGTTGCTATAATACGATTTTTTTCTTCTCCAAACACTTTTGCAACTGCTAAAATATAAACGTCTTTATTTTCAACAACTACATATTCTAGATAATCGCCCAATTCAAAATTTTGATAACTGCCTTTATCACATGCATCCTTATAAACTCCAAGATTGTAGAGAATAAATGGATGCGGAATTTCGTGCCATAAGCTAGATGCTTGAATTTGTATTAAGTCTTCCTGAGGAATATCGGAATTTGCAAATAAAATAAATTTACCAGTGCGGATAATTTTGCTATACGTTACAGGAATTTCAATAGAATCATTTGATGTCGAAATAGTTATGCTATTTCCCGTAAATGTAAATTTAACCAGTGAATTCTCTGAATAAGATATTGAATATGTATTTGAATCAATTTGACATGTTATTGACGTAGAATCTGCACTTATTGTATAGCTTGAACTTGAATCTACAATTACAGTATAAAGTGAACCTGGTTTTATTAATGCAACATCCGTGTGAGTAAACGCAGTAATTTCAGTGTCCGTAAACGAGTAAGCAATGTTTCCTAGATGATTATAATTTGAATCAAAAACTTTTGATCCGTTATCATAAGTTAAACCGGATTCTCTGATAGAATCCGGTATGTTTGAAATCATAAAACTTGGATAAATTCGAATATTACATGTTTTTATATTTACACGAAAACGCGCTTTTGGTTTTATATCGGGAGTCCATAAAAACCAATAAATTGCTTCATCGTATGCATAAACACATGAAGATCTATCTAGCAGAATAAAAAAGGAACCATCCCATGTTTTAAAGTCATCTAGATTAAAACGAGCTCCAAGTGTAT